TCAGGATCCATGAGCCAGAGCACGGTGGAACAGATCGTTGAGGATGTGGTCGCCCTCTCATGGGAGGCGGACGCTCACCTCGCCATCGTGTCCAACACCTGCACGCACTGGCTGCCTGGTGAGTTCAGTGTCGAAGCTGTGCTGCAGGCTGCCGAGTATGGCGGCACGCACTACGAGACACTGGCTCCACTATTCGAGGACACCGACTGGGGTGTCGTCGTGACCATCGCTGACTACGACAGCAGCTTCGATGCCAAGCGTGTCATCGCTGCGGAGAACGGCTCGATCGAGCAGGTTCTCGATGTCAGTCTGGTTGATCAACCGACATTCCTCGCCGAGGTTGTCGGACAACTGGCCCACGAGGTGAAGCCGCTGATGATGGCGGCGTCCTACTACGGCCTGCGGTACTGAGCAACAGGCTCCGCAAGGAGAGCGGGCAGGCATCTGCCGTGGCCCGCATCATCCAACACAACAATCTCCAAGGAGGAGAGCATGGCAACAAACAACCCGAAGTCCGTGACGTTCTACGGACGTCTGTCGTACCCGACGTTCACGGCTCAGGAAGCCTACGTCCGCAGCCTCAAAGGTTCCTACCCTGCGGATGATGTGGCCTCAGCTGCACCTGACTTCCTGCTGCTCGTGACGGAGGCACAGTTCAAGAAGGTTCTCGACCACTGTGTCAACGTCTTCCTGCCGTACTGCAAAGAGCAGCACGACAAGGGCGAGAAGCGCGATGCGCTGGAAGCCGGCGAGGTGAAGAAGCTGATCGAGTCCATCCAGGGTGACCTGGCAGATCAGGTCTACAACTCGCCGTTCAAGCCGGTCAGCGACAAGACCGCGGACCTGGCACCGGATGCTGTGGCTGCGGTCAAGGTGATCGGCTCGAAGGGTGAGGACTTCATCCTGAAGGCGATCGTCAACGACGAGTCCGAACTGTCCGTGCCTGACCCGGACATCCTGCAGTTCCCGGTGATCAAGCCGCTGTCCGCCACCACGCACCAGATGTACCCGGGTGCTGTGGTTGCCGTGACCGTGAACCTGTACGCCTACCGCAACGGTAAGCTGCCAGGCTTCAGTGCGGGAGCGAATGTCGCAGTGTTCCGGTCGGATGCCGAGCGCTTCGGCGGCGGCGTCGACGTGGACACGGATGAGATCTTCCTCGACTGAGTGATCTCACCATGAGAGGGGTAGGCAGGGTTGCACCTGTCTACCCCTTTCTCTCGTGAAGGAGGAGCTATGCCTGAAATGTTCAGTGCCAGTCGTGCCACACGCATGATGCAGTGCCACGCCAGTGCCAACTTGGAACTGGCTATCCCCGGATGGGAACCTCCGGTTGCCGATCCGGACAAGGAGAACGCAGCGAATCATGGAACGCACATCCATGAGCTGTTCGCCAAGGCGATGGAACTCAAGGCCAAGGATCTGAAAAAATTTTCCGAGGCCACGATGTACATCGCAGAACTACGTAGTCGCCGGCGTTTCCAGGTGCTCATCGAAGAGTCTGTCGATGTGAACTGGTTGCCGTCGAAACCGCACACCACTGCGGATCTCGTGCTGTATGTGCAGGATGAGATCCATGTCATCGATCTGAAGACCGGGAAGATCCCCGTGTACGCAGTCGACAACGCGCAGCTGCTGTACTACGCAGCGAGCTATGGACACCTGGCTCCCAAGGCCAAGGGTGTGCACCTCCACATCGTTCAGCCGTGGGCTGACGTGATGGAGTCCTGGTTCGCTGATGTCTCAACCATCGCTCGCTTCATGACCGATGCCATCAACACTGACAAGGCCATCACCGCAGGAAGTACACACTTCTCCCCGGGTGATGGTTGTCAGTTCTGCCCTGCCAATCCACACAGTCGTGGGCTGAAGGGCAGGCCGATGTGCCCCGCCATGATGCAGCTGCTGTACCCGCCTCTGATTGACGAGGCTGAAATCCTAGGAGGATAGATGAACTACACCAAGAAGATGATAGGTCTTGACTTCGAGACCTATGCCGCAACAGATCTGGTCGTCAACGGGTTGGACAACTACGTCAACTGCCCACACTTCCGTCCACTGGTAGCAGCAGTGGCGTACTCCGATGCCGGTGAGATCGTGACGAAAAGCTTTGACTTCGTGGACAACTACGTACACGAGCTGATGCTGTTGAAAGAAACCTTGAACAACTGCATCATCGTGGCGCACAACGCAGGCTTCGAGCAGGCAGTGCTGGAGCGGATGGGTATTGATCTCCCATCCGAATCCTTCATTGATTCTGCTGTGCTCGCTCGTGCTGCCGGCGCTGCCGGAAAGCTCGAGGCCGCTGCTCCTCAACTGTTGGGCAGTGACAAGTTCGAGTCGGGCTCCGGTCTGATCAAACTGTTCTCCATCCCTGGCGAGTACCAAGCCAGGTCGAACAGTATGGCGTTCAACCCGCGAGTCGTGGAGGATCACCTCGATGACTGGTCGGAGTTCATTGCCTACTGTGTGCAGGATGCTGTGCTCAGTTTCAAACTGGGGCAGTACCTCAGCTCCACGTATGGAGTAGAGGAACACCTGTTCAACGCAGTGACGATGGACATGAACAACACCGGATGGTTCGTTGACATCCCGTTGGTCGAGGAGATGCAACGCCAGTACCACGCCAACGTGGAGCAAGCAATCGAGAAGTTCCGTATCGACTGTGATGCTCCTGACCTGAACCTCGCCAGCTTCACGCAGTTACAGAAGTGGTGCGAGGACAGAGGTGTCCGGGCCAAATCGTTCGACGAGGCAGCAGTGGAGAAGCTGCTCGCCACACTGCACAAACGCATGGCGTCCAAACCCAACATGGATGAGGACACCAAGCGGGGATACCAACAGGTGATCGAGTTGCTGCTCACGAAACAAACAGTGGGTGGTAGCAGTCTGAAGAAACTGCAGACCATCCTCGATCGCACGGGTAGTGACGGACGGCTGCGGGACCAGTACCTCCACGTAGGTGCGGGTGCCACACGTCGTACGTCAGGACGTGGTGTGCAGTTGCAGAACCTGAAGCGGTTGAACGGGCAAGGCGACGATGTCGAGTTGCTGTTTGACCCGGCAGTCACCTGGCCTAACGACAGGCTGGCTGCCAACCTGCGACAGGTGTTTCGTGCCACGGATGACAATGGCCAGTTGATCGTCGGTGACTTCAGTAGCGTGGAGTCCCGCGGTCTAGCCTGGCAATCAGGTGAGCAGTGGAAGCTGGATGCTTATGCTCGCGGTCGAGATCTGTACAAGGTGCAGGCTGGGTTGATCTTCAACAAGCCTGTCGATCAGGTGTCCAAATCTGAGCGACAGATCGGCAAGGTCGGTGAGTTGGCATGTGGCTATGGCGCAGGCCCGGATGCGGTGCGAGACTTCGCAGCGAAGATGGGTGTATCGATGACACAGCACGAGTCAGCGAAGCTGGTGCGTGACTGGCGCTCAGCCAATGATGGGATCGTGAACTACTGGCACGCGCTCAACGATGGGTTGCACACTGCTACAGGTGGTGCATACACATCAGTGTCAATGGCATACGGAACTGTCGAGATCGAGCCTGTCATGGCACCGGAGTCGCTGCGTCAACAGACCCGCGATGTCGACCTGGTGTCCTTGCAGATCACCATGCGTACCGGATCCAAGATCCTGTTCAACCGTGTGATCCACGGTGCCCATCTCAAGGGCAGGAACGTCGGATACTGGAAGCCGAGCGAACGCAAGACCGGAGACTTGTGGGTCGACAGGTTCACCAACCCGAAGACCAAGCAGGTCCAACCGTACACCGTGTACGGAGGGAAGCTCGCGGGACTACTGACACAATCATTGTGCCGTGAGGTGTTCTTCACCTGTCTGCTCGATGTCCATGACTGGGTCGAGGATCTACCCAACGTCCAGTTGATCGGACAGTTCCACGATGAGATCGTGCTGGACTGGGCCCCCCAGCTCAACCAGCCAGGTCTGGCTACTGTCATGGGAACACTGAACGAGTCGATGACACGTACGACTCTGCCGGATTTCCCGCTCGCTGCGGAGATCAAGAATGATTTCCGTTACACCAAATGAAAAGCCGAGCGCCTGGGTGCACAGTCCAGGCGCTCGGCCTCATCCGAAAGGAGGTAGCTGTGTCCAATATATACACAGTGATAGGCATTGATCCAGGACTGGTGCACACCGGAGTGGTGCGCATGCAGTTCGACACCACATCAAAGACCCTTACGGTGGATTCCACAGTGATCGACGGGCCTGATGCCAAGGCTGTCTGGCATTGGATCTATATGTCAACCACATCACCCGTGGTGTTCATCGAGAAGTACGTGCCACGCCAGAGGTACGGCACGGACGAACGCATGGTGAAAGCGGAAGCCGCCTTCACTACGCAGATCCCGCACGCCAAGGTGATACGCAACACCGGAGCCAAGCAGGTGGTCACCCAAGATCTGATGCAGGTGTTAGGAGTGTGGACATTCAACACTCCGACACATCACCAGGATCTCAGGGCAGCAGCACGCATCCTGTTGTACGGGATGATGAAGGACAAGCACCTGAATCATGTCCTTGCTGATGTCATCCATGATGAACTGGATGGGCATGGTTGGACGAAGGAGACAGCATGACAGCCACCACTGCACCGGAGATCCACGAGTTAGCAACACGAGCAGGGGTCACCCTGTTCGACTACCAGCAGGAGTTCTTGGACAGTGTGGTGCACAGTGCTCAGCCCTTGCGCTCGTGCTTGTTCTACAAGACGGGTGCAGGCAAGAGCCTCACTGCACTGGCAGCCATTGCTCTGCTCGGGTACGACACCTGCCTGGTGATCTGCCCTCCGTCCACTCACAGTCAGTGGGTGGCGTTGGGCGAGAAACTGGGTGTCACCGTGGATACGATGTCGCATGCGAAGTTCCGCAGAAAGACGGTCAAGGTGTCGCGCGTGATCCCGGTGATCGCTGATGAGTTCCACCTGTTCGGTGGGCAGAAGGGTCAGGGCTGGCGTAAGCTGGACAAACTGGCCCGGCACTTGCAAGCACCTCTGATCCTGGCATCGGCGACACCGAACTACAACGATGCCGAACGGTGCTACTGCGTGCAGCATGTACTGGTGCCACACCAGACCAAGGGCGGTTACCTGCAATTCCTGTACGAGAACTGCACCACGGAGCAGAACCCGTTCGGGATGGAACCGATCGTCACCGGCTTCAAGAACTACCCGGATGCGGCAGCGTTCCTCGCGGACATCCCAGGGGTGTTCCATCTGCCGGACGACCTGGTCATCGACATCGTGGACGTGCCGTACCGAGAGCAGTTGGATCCTGATCTCGTCACCTACGGATACGACAGGCTCAACCATCGCATGATTGCGAGCCTGATGGAACGCCGGCACACGTTCCGATACCAAGGGTTGATCGATGAGCGCGGTAACCTGCGAACACCGATCCTCCAAGAACTGGTGAAGATAGTGATCGCCAGTCCATACGGACGCACGGTCATGATCTTCACCACGCATTCTTCGATCGCACAAGTAGTGTCAGAAACCCTGGCATCTGTGTGGCTCAAGAATGTGCTGGTCACAGGTAGTACATCCAGGCTGGAAAAGAACCGCATCATCGATGAGGTTCGCGCCGGCAACCACAAGATACTGATAGGCACAGCAACCCTGGCCACAGGTACCGATGGACTGGACCGTGTCTGTGACACGCTGGTGATTCTCGACGACACAGATGATGACGCACTGCGCCGTCAGCTGATCGGACGGATCATGCCACGAGGCGACTACGTCTCCTCGACGGCTAAGCAAATCCTGAGGTTCGTACCTACACCCTGACCACACCCGGGGTGGGGAGCTGGACAGTCCAGCTTGGAAAGGAGTAGTGATGCCGAGCATCCAGGAGATTGCTGAGTCAGTTCGTGAAGAGATGAATCAGCCTGACATCGCACCATTACGATTCGCCGAACTAGTGCGACGTCTCAAGTGGTGTGAGTCCCAACTGAAATAACCGAGGAGGCGGCAGGGACCGAAACCCTGCCGCCTCTGCTCTACCCGAAACGGAGATGCTATGCCAGACATTCGTACCAAACGGGAGCTGAGCCAGTACGCAGTCAACTTTGCTACCAGCTTCTCACTCGTACGGTACAACCATGTGCTGTACATCCCGGCCGACTTTGAGACCGGGGAGATGGAGGTGACTCCCTTACCTGAACGCACAGTGTGGAAGCCCATGTCTATGACCGCGGTGCAGCAATGGGCCATGCACCATTACGACACCTTGTTCGTGTCTGCCAGTGAGGAAGCCAGCTTCTTCTACATGGTGGGTCAGGCTGCACAGCAGGTGGATTTTCAAACAGACAGCCTGCTGATCCACACCACAGATGGGTTGAAAGAACTGAAAGGCGATGGCAAGTTGCACGATGCCACCGGCCAGTTCGTTCCGAACTTCCTGCCCGTCATGCTGAACGAGGATCCACAGGACAAAGCACATGTCCTCGATGTACTCAACGGATGGCTGGATGACGAGGAGGAAACCGCAGCGCTGCTGCGTCACCTCGCCACCACGCTTGCGCCTGACTGGTCAGCCGTCAAGTACGTCATGCTTCTCGGTGACGGGCGTAACGGCAAGTCCGTTCTGATGAGTATGCTGCAAGCCCTGTTCGGCTGGGAGAACTGCTCCCATGTCACCCGGCAGGACATCAGCAAGGCATCTCCTGTTGTCACCGAAGTCCTCGGCAAGTTGTTGAACGTCGTCTATGACGGTGTCGCTGAGTACCTGCGTGACTCCGGCAACGAGAAGTCTCTGATCGCAGGGGAACCCGTACCGATCAGGATGCTGTACTCGTCCACCTCCACATTGGTGCAGACCAACGCCTTGTTCATCGAAGGATTGAACAAGGAGCCGAAGTCCAGTGACAAGTCCTCAGCACTTCAGGCTCGTATCGTACGGTTCTGGTTTCCGAACACGTACGCCGACGATCTGATGTTCAAGGACAGGATGCTGTCGAAGCCCATGTTAGGCGCCTTGCTGTCCCTGCTGATCGACAACTACGTCAAGAAGCAGGACAAGGCGGTCATGCTGGCACCCACTCGACGGTCGAAGGAACTGCAGTTGGAGCATATGCATTCCAACTCCTACGCACTGCAGTTCATTGTCCATGTGGATCACTCGGACCCGTTGGGTGCCGACAGTCTGCTTGGTATCGACTTCGCAGAACTGACCGCGCGATTCATCTCGTGGCGTGTCAGTGAGGGCGACATTGCTTCATGGTCAGAGCCGGATGTCACAGAGTTGTTCCGGCCTTCTGTGAGGATTAGTCGTCAATCACGCCGTGTCCACGGCAAACCCCGAAAGATCAAAGTCGTCGAGGCTTTCAAGCCGGAGACAACTGCCTACCTGCAACTACTGAAAGGAGAGGATGCAGATGCAGACACAACCGTGGTGGATGACTGATGAGTATTTCAGTGCCACACCGATACCCGCAGAGTTCGAACAGCACGCCGGACCTCACGGGATTGCTCTTGTCAAAGCCTGGCAAGACGGACGGACATCACGAGGATGGGGGCTGAAACCAACGGAGAAGTCTCCCGGATTCATGAAGTCGTACGAGTCGAACACCTTTCGATCGGACATCGTCACCTTCGGGTACGAGTCAGGTCGGTGGAGTTTTGCCTTCGTGATGCGATCATTGCGCATGGTGTGTATCGACATCGACGGCAAGAACGGTGGCCTGGTCGAAGCCCGCAAGTTGGGCATGTTGCCTTACACACTGGCGGAGACCAGCAAGAGTGGCGATGGTTTCCACCTGTTCTACCTGACCAGTGATGATCAGTGGGACAGTGAGACTGGCTTTGCCATGTTCAACGACCGGATCGCTTTGGAGCAGGGTGTGGACCTGCGTTCCGTTGGCTGTGTGTACCACTACAAGCAACAGCGGTGGAACACCCGTGCTCTGGCCGAACTGCCACAACATCTGAAAGACCGTCTCAATCGAGACAAGCAACGCTCGTCAGGAACCACTGACGAGATCATCAAGATCCTGGATACAGGAGATCCTACGGAGGTAGCAATGATGCACGACACAATGATCACGGATCTGAACAAGCAGATCCCAGCCGGCCGGCGAAACACCACACTGTTCGCCATCGGTTCCCAGATGATGCAGGCACAGATCCCTGGCTGGCCGCGGCTCGTTCACGACCGTGCCCTGGCTCTCGGCCTGGACATCGAGGAAGCGGACAAGCTGCTGCACAACATCAAGAAGTACGGAGACTGACATGACTGTTCGAGATGAAGTTCTCAGCGAAGCTCAGCATCTGATCACCAACGACCGCAACAAGGACTATGGTGATCCGAGCAACAACTTCCGGTGCATCGCTGACATGTGGTCATCGTATCTCGATCACACGATTGAACCTCATGATGTTGCTGTCATGATGGTCATCGTCAAGTTGTCACGGATTCAGACAAGTCCTGCCAAGCGTGACAGTTGGGTGGATCTGGCTGGCTATGCAGCATTGGGATGCGAAGTTGCCCCGAGTGCATGAGAAGAAGGTGACCCTGGGAAACCGGGGTCACTTTCTTTTTTCAGCAGGGAGATATCGAGTAGACTATTTGCAATTAACTACTTTTTTGAGGGTGACTCATGAGCATGCTGGATGACAATGCGACGTTTCTTTCTGAGGCGGAAGAAGAGCTGAAGAGACGTTTCAAGAAGGAAGAAGCAGACAAGCGTCGGCTACCGTCAAACGCTGCCGACGCCCCGTCGTCCGACAGGCTCGACCAGCTCGTACTCCCCGATGAGATGCGAGCGAAGATGCCCGTCACCAAGGACAAATATCTGGTGAGGGAAAACCCTCACCTGGTTCAGTGGGAGCGCGAGGTCCGTAAGTTTCTCAGGAACCTCTCGCCCGATCACGGTCACCGGGTATCGGCGGTGATGGTGTACGAGTGGGCCACCGGGATCCGTATCGCCGACATCATGAAGTCGCCGGACAAGGTTGTCGGCCGGCTGCAGTCGTGGCGCTCCGACCTCCGCAAGATCAACAAGGTGTTGGAGTTCTACTTCGGCAAGCCCTACATGACGTACATCTGCGGGAAGAAAGTACCGAAGGCGTACCGGGTGAAGCCCGGGTACTACATCCGCCGGCACCGCCCGTACACCTTGACGCTGTGGGCCGAGTACACCGAGGGCGTGCTGTACCCGTGACCCATCATCCCGTTGTTGTCCTGCCGGACGGTACGCGGAGGTACTCGAACTACTCGAAGTACACACCGAAACCGTTGGAAGAACGCACGTACAAGGTTCGCAAGCCGGATCATCCACAGGCCGTACGGTTCCACGGTCAGTGGTTCATTCCGTTGGAACTGCTGTCAGACGAGTACCGCACGATGCCGGAGACACGACCGGATACCGATGCGTACGACCACATGGTCAAGCCGCGGAAGTGCCGGTGTGTCCCGTGTCAGAGGCCTGAGGCTCGGGCCTGGCAGCAACGATGGCGGGACGACCAGCTCAAATCCTGACCGGATTCTGCTGGGCCAATACCTGTTGGTCGTACTGCGGGCCGCCTTCGATCCGCTGAAACAACTGTTGAATCGATTTCAGATCGCGGCCCAGGATCGCTTGCAGTACCAGTGTCGCGGCTGTCTTGTCGAGGATGTCCTCGGACTCCTTGTACACCATCTGCACGGTGCCGAACCGCTGGTGCCACAGCCACAGCAGCCGGGTGTCCAGGCTAGTGCGGTGGTCCTCAGGGATCCGGTTGCGCCAACGACGGATGGGCGTGATGTCACTCATCGCCGTCTCCGTCGTTGGGGTGAATCAGCCCGATCTCCTGACGCCGCGTTTGATCCCCGGAGTTGATGGCCTTGAGCGCAGTCACTTCAGAATCCCCTCACTAGAAAGGCCGTGGGCCGCCTCCCACCCGGCGACGAACGCCTTGTAGGCGGTCGTCGTGTCGCGGACTCCGTATTCGTTGCGATATTCGGCCCACGCGCACGCCAAGTCCTCGAAGTAGTTCATCCGTCGTCCTCGTCTCTTCCGATGTCGGTGGTGACGATCTCTAGTCCGGCACGCAGCATTCCGATTTGCAACAGCCAGTCGAGGTCGGGGGTGGCGGCCAGGGTCAGGCGTGGTTTCCCGTCCCCGACGGTGGATACGACGCGCATGAGGACGACGGCGTCGAGGACGATGTCGTCATCGTTGATGTGGTCGCTGGTGACGTTGGGCAGCAGGTCGCTGATGTGACGGCTCATTGCCACGCCCCGATCAGCAGCAGTCGGATAGTGGCTTCCATTTGTAGTTTCATGATTCGATCGCTCCTCCTGTCAGATCCCGGAACTCGATCTTGATCTCTTGATGGGTGGCAGGATGGGATCCGGTTCGACGCCGGCCAACCATCCGGTTGAAGATCATCTCCCGTGCGGTGTTCGCTTCCTTCATCGAGCTACGGTCTGTCGAGTTGGCACTGTTGGCGATCTCGAACAGCGTGCGCACCACCAGCTCGTGTGCTGGCAGGCTGATCATGTCATCGGTTTTCATGACGGGGTTGTCGGCCACCAGTTGCATAGCCTGTCTGATCGTGACGATCTTCATGCCCACACTCCTGTCCAGTCTTCCTCGTAGTTCACTGACGCGGTGGACTGTCCGGCGTTGTCAAAAAATTTTCCGTTGAAGAAATCCAATTCCTTCACGGCCTGTACCACATAGCGCAGTGCGTCCATCATGTGGCTGTACTTGTCGTGTAGCGGTTGCTGGGTCCACATCTGCAGCTTGGTGTTGAACTCGTACTTGTAGTTCTCCAAGCACTCGAGCAACCACTGGCAGTTTCCCGAATGGACGATGCTGTTGTACAACATCATGCGTGTCTGCTGGATGTCGGTGACAATCGAGAAGTCCCCAGACCTGGATCCCGGGATCTTCCACACCTTGTTCGACTTGGCGAGCACTGCCACGTTCGGGAACCTCTGTCGCATCATGTCCGCGGGCGTGGTGTTGATCGCCTTCTCATGGTGCTCACCGTCCCACGGGAGGATGATCGCAGCCAACTTGTTGAAGTACGGCTTCACCTGTAGATCGTCCACGTACTCCGGCAGTGCTTTGCCGTGTCCCTCGCCGCAGTCGTACAGGAACAGTCTCCCGTTGATCCACTGGAACGCGATCCAACTGGTGGCGTCCGACTGGATCCCGGAGGAGCCGATGTCGAAGGCGACGTACACCGGATGGCCTGGATTTAGGTTGAACTCATGGACCCGCTTCTCCTCCTCCATCTTCATGTACGCCTCGCCGTACACCGCAGCGGCGTCCATCTCCTCGAAGGAGACGTAGTACTCCTGCTCGAACATCCGGTCGTTGCCGAACCGTTTGAGGTAGGTATCCCGGATCCGTTCAAGTTCTTCCGTGGTCAGGACCGGGGGCAGTCCTTCCCGCGTCATGATCTTGTTCAGGTCATCGATGTCCCTGATGATGACATCGGCCTCGGGGTTGTCCTTCATGGATTCCATCAACTGCCACAACGGATTCCGTCGTTTCCCTCGTGGCGTGCTGACGACCATCAACCGCTTGTCCTCTGCGCGGTTCTCAAGGATCGGCATCAGCCGGGGGATGGGATCCTCACGGGTGAACAGCGCCAGCTCGGTGATGGTGTAGTCCTGGAACGACGTACCCACACCGGCTTTGTCCTGTCCGGACTGGAAGTAGCCTTGCAGCTTCAGCCGGCTCTGGTTGGTGAACCGGCCCTCCATGACGGTGCCCTTCCAGTCCACTGTCTCCCCGGGTACGTTGTCCTGCAGGCCACGGATGTACTCCCCGGACTCCGGATCAATGTATGTCTTGTCCCAAAGAATGTCCCGGATCATAGGATTCGAGAGGCTAATGTATACGCCCGTCGTCTTCGGAGTCTTGAGTCGGGCGTGACACTGCTCCATCGATGCCGAGACATCCTTCCCCGTCTGCCGTGGCAAGACCGCGATCCCGTACCGATTGTTCCTCCACAGTCGGTGGAGTTCCTCCTGGTACGGGCGTGGCTTGTAGTAGACGGGGAAGGACGGCACAGTTACTCGGCGGTGTAGGTGAAGACTGCCGCCGTCGACAGCTTCGACTCACCGTTGTCCACGACCAGGTCGTAGTCGCCGGCAACTTCATCAGGCACATCGACCTCAAGCTCGGTGGCACTGTTCACCACCGGAGTGAGCTCTGTTTCTCCCCACAGCACAGTGGACTCATCGATGAACCCGGTGCCGGTGACAGTGACGGTGACGGGCCCGGTGCCTTCCACGGCCGTTGACGGGTCGATCTCAGAGACAGTTGGCACGGGCTCCTGCAGTCCGGTCAAGTCCTGGTACTGCTCCTTGCTGGACTTCTCACTCCGGTCGAAGTCGGCTCGTAACGCGGTGGTGGCCTGTGCGTTGTTGGCCGCGGTCTCTGCTGGTGTGGACCGCGCAGGATTGGTATAGACGGTGGCGTTGTGAGGAGTGGTCATCTTCGTGATCCCTTCAGATCTGCAGGTGTGGTAACCCTATTGTGCCGAACAATGTGGAATAGTCTTCCTTCTCCGCAGAACTGCCGGCTTTGGAAGGGATGCCAGCCTGGGGTGGGTCAGGCTCCTTGACGGAGTTACTGCCTTCCCCAGGCGGCGTGGTGGCCGGCTTCGGCTCGGGCTGTTTCGCTGACGGAGGGGTTTCCGTCTGCTTCTGCCGGAGCGCATCGATGATCGGCTGCACAGGGATGCTGTACCCCTGCAACTTGCCATCTTGCCTGACCTCGTACGGCGTGGCGAGTTTGGCGAACTCGTCAGCCAGAGTCTTGTTGAAGTTCTTCGTGCCGGGGATCAGATCCTTGTTGTTCTTGAACAGATCGATCGAGGCATGAAGGGTTTGTAGTTGTGACCCGGACTCTTCAAGTTTCTGCTGTGTCGCCTCCTCGACCTCTTGAACGAGCAGACTGCGCACAGCCTCTTGCCATTCCTTCGCATCGTTGCTGTCGCGCAGGGTCTCCATTCCCTCCTTGCCAATAGCCGGCACCTGTGTGCCTACCAGCAAACGAGGGTGCGTCTCCAAGGCTTCGAAGTATTTCTCGTAGTCCTCACGGGCCTGATCGAAAGACTCCTGCTGATACTTCTTGATAACGGTTTCCTCGAGTGCGCTGCTCAGCTTGCCGAGTTTCGGGAGGAAATCACTGGCATCGGCTGTCCAATCCGCGGGAAGATCTGTTGCTCCGCTAGGGGCATCAGGCCGTTCAACACTTCCTGCAGCATCTCCTCCTGCGTCATCAGATGCAGGTGACTCTTCTGCCACTGCTGCTGTTGCAGGTTGTCCATCCTTTGCAGCGCCTGTGCCAGTGGAGTCAGTGCCTCCATCAGTAGCATCCGTTGCTGTAGCTTCAGTTCCAGCAGGAGCCGTTGCTCCCTCTCCCACTGCCTCTGCGCCTTCCTCTGGCGCCAGCGCATCCATGAGAGCGCCGAAAGCAGCATCCCCCATGCCCGGTAGATCCACGACTTCACGGGTGTCTTCACTCATTGCTACCCCACTCGCGCTTCATCTCTTCCAGTTCCATCGTGAGCAGTTCCCGGTGCTCATCGCTGAACTCGAACTTGATGTTGTCGAGCAGGGAGGTCAGACCGGTCTGGTCGAAGAACATCTTGTGGACTTCAACGATCGAGGCCAGTTCGAGAGGAGCGTCACCATGGGTGCAGTCCCAGTCAAGCTCCCAGGACAGGATCACCTTCTGCCAGTTGATGATGACGTTGAGGTAGTGGATCGAGTTGTGCTCGACATCTTCCTCGGGGCTGGCGTAGTTCAGACATTCGTCATCGGTGTCGATCTCAGCCTGAAGGACTTCCCGGAGCTGGTCGATCTTGTCGTAGTACAGATCCCGGAAGTGTGGCATGTCCTCGAACAGGATCTGGGCATGAGCACTGATGATGCGGTTGGCCCATTGCGGGGTGATCCGCTCGGTGCGCACATCCTCACTGGACTTCAGCACAGCGGTCCAGACCTGCAGGATGGTGTGATAGTCCGTGTCCTCTGCTTCAGCAAGGATGTCTTCCACGGTCAGTTCGGCGTCGATGTTTTCAGTCACTTGATCTTTCCTGTCAGTTGAAGGTGCCGGTGCTCGGCCTGGATGGTGCGAATCACGGATCGGATGTCGTAGCACAGATCGTTCTCGACGTAGACCCGTTTGATGGTGTCAGGGACCAGCTCGCTGCCCCCGTAATACGCTTGCACATCGGTGAGGTTGAATCCTTCCCGTCCGTCGTAGCAATGGATCTTGAACGGGAATCGGGGATCGGTGTAGATACCAACTTGGTACGAGGGCAGGGTGATCTTCACCTCGGCTGGGCGTTGAGTCTGGTCACCGGAAACCTCGAAGGTCTCGACGTACTCACCGTTCTGCACTGTCTCCGTGCGGACCCCGGTATCCATGTATTTGAGGACACGCCGGCCACGGGGCTTCGGGTATGAAGGTTTGCGCACTTCCTCCTGGTGCCACTTGCGGCCTTTCTCGTCAACCCGGATCACCTCGTCGGGTGCCAGCGTGTTAAGCCGCTGACCGGGCAGTTCGTCAGGATCCGGTTCACTGACTCGCGGGATAGAGCGCTCTTCAGGTGCCGCCGTTGCCGGGGCAGGAGCAGGCTCAGGAAGCCCGAAGAACTCGGGGGAGGGTGATTGGTCCTCGGCCTGCTCAGGGGGCGTCTCTACCCGCCCCAGCTCCGCCTTGAGCTGTGCCACGGTGTAGTTGCGGTACGGCTGGGTAGGGGTTAGCCCCGACGCCTTCAGTTCGTTGTAGAGGGCTGCCTTCTCAGCAGTGGACATGTCGCTCCCTAGGTGGGTTCTGATAAGGATATGGCCTTATGTAGTCACTGTAGTCAGTGTAGTCACCTGTTTTGGAAACTTCTACACCATATGTCGCACGAAAAGTTTAGAAATGGGGTGACTACAGTGACTACACCGACTACGTCCGCTCCCACTCCATGTCCTGTACGGGCCTTGGGATGCCGTTCGTGGAGTAGACATCGGCACCTTCCAGCACATTCCTGCCGTACTCGAAGGTCTCTATGCTGCCGTGCTCGTAACCCACGTTCACCGTGACCGGGGTGTAGCGGTACTGCACATGGCAGATGGATCCTGAGCCGGCTTTCCCATCCACGTTGCCAGCGAAGAAGTACCACTCCTTCATATCCCGGCGCACCAGGAGATGATCTTCCACGTCCCATGACATCGAGGTGGACCTGTCCGGGGTCAGATCCTCGAACTGCTTCTCGATGCTGACGTTCTGCCCGTTCACTGTGCGACCGCGGATTCCGTACCGCATGGCTCCACTGAAATCGCCGAACATCACTGACACCTGTTGCAGGTGAGCCCAGGCATCGTGAGCCCGGTTGGCGCCCTGGGTGTTCGTCTCGAAGAACCAAGGGATGGGACGTTGCCCGACATTCCCGTCCTCCATGACGTAATCGTCCTGACGCGCGTCGGGGTCCAGGTAGTACACACCGTCAGGACGCATGACCCCGACATACACCCGAGGCCCGTACTCGAGGATCCGCAGCCCGGAGGCTTGGATCAAGAACCGGGACCAGGTGCCAGACTCCTTACCGACTGTGTCGTACACCCAGATCTCGTTGCCGTGACAACCGTCTTCCACTGGAATCCCCCGAGGGTTGTTCACCAGGAAGTACAGCCGATTATCATGTACCGCACTCATGATCCAGTTCTTCGACTGCAACGATTCCCACATGTTGGAGATGTCATCCGACATCGACTTGTGGTTGATGTTGTAGTTCTGCGCGGTGGACTTCAGCAGTGCACGATCAATAGGTCGGTACAAGGCGTTGTTGTGCACGAGTGCACCGAACGGAGCCATCGTCCCTGGCGTGTTCGTCGTCTCCTCGAATCCCATCACCTGCGCGCTGCCCGTCTGCGCATTGATGTCAGCCGGCGTCATGTAGTAACAGATCGAAGTGCCGTCACTGCCGAGGCACAGGATCGTCAGTGTGTCCACGGACTGCGGGTTCTGCCACAGCACCACCGATCCAGGTAGGTGCAGGTTTCCCGAGGACAGCGTTTTCACGCCACCCCCTTTGCCGGAGGTGAACTTCGTGTACTCCCCCGGACGGTTCGATGACCATCGGATCGCACCGGGATCATCGGCATCACCGACCAGTACGATCCTGTCCGCTGCCACGATCCCTGTCCGGGCACGCGGGGGTTGAGAGTAGTTGGTGCGGTTGTCCTTCGTCGGCAGCATGGCTGAGTCGAGAGTGAATCTCCGGCTGGGAGTCACATTGATCCAGCCGCCCTTCTCGTACGGCAGCGAGTTGCCTGATAGCCGTGACGCCTGATCCGGGTACAACTCCCGTGACCCGGCGAACTGAGCTTCCACGGGTACCGGATCCTGGTCCGACCAGGAGAATGTGTACAGGTTCCACTTGATCGCACCGGCAGACAATGCTTCGGTGTACACCGAGGAGGGTACGACAGCCACCAACTGGTCAGCGCACAGATCAGCAACTTCAGTCGCCGTACCACTGGGCTCACCCGCAGCGTTGGGGACTTCCCATAGCCAGTTCGACTGAGGGCGTTTCATGCGGACCTCGGTGATCTTCGACGGCGCCGACTCACCGATCTCGTTCTCAAAGGTGTAGAAGTACCCCATCTTGTACTTGTTGACATCGGGGCCTCCGGTAGCGATAAGCGTATTCGCTGCCGGGGCCTCAGCAGTGGGAATCGCGGTGGGGTCCACCGTTCGTACTTGGATACTGGGGCACAGATGCGCAGCGCCAGGATTCTCCCATTGATGCACGAGCTGCGTCGTACTGACAGTGGAGCCGTCGAAGTACGTGCCAGCCGTACTGGCATCCGACTCGATCATTCCGCCGTCCAAGGCGAAGACCTGGTTAGGGCCGACATCGCGGATAGTGATCTGAAGTCCGGCAGCAACGCTATGCGTTGGGGCGATTCCACTTTCTGAACTGACACTGATACGTGTCCACGCCCCTGTGCCGGACGAAGCAGACGTAACCCCGGATTCAAGCTGGGTGCGATGCTGGTCATAGAGGAACAACTGAAGATCCGTTGTCTTCGCCACTCCGCTCAACGCTTTGATATGCATGGTGTTGGTCACCGGGCGTCCCGGAACCACACTGACACGGGCTGCCACGATCGTGATGTCCTGGTTCGGCCAGTACACCGAGGCGGACTGGTTGGCCGTTCCCGTCCAGTAGTAGCCCACACCTGATGCACCGGAGAACATGTCCGTCGACTCGTTCGCACGGCACAGCATCACATTGCGAACCTTGACCCAGGACTGCTTCTTCTTCGTACTGTCACCACCGATGAGAATCCGCGCAGTCACCGCGTTACTGGGTGCTTCGATGGCAGGAGTGACGTAACGGCCGGAGCGTGCATCAGGGAAGAACTTGATCGGATCGCCGATCTCGGAGCCGTTGTTCCGGTAGAACTGCAGTCGCACCCGGAGCAGGGCGTCGGCACTCAGGTCGAAATCGAAGGCCACCCGGTACTTGCGGCCTGCTTCGATGCCGGCCAGTTTCGCACTGCGGGCGAGAAAGACGTTCGTCCCCTTCTCGTCATAGATCCGCATGTCGTCCCCGACAGCGCGCAGGACAGGATCCCCCAGGCCGGAATGCCAACCTTCGATACCTGTTGCTGACACGTTGTGCAGTGGAGAGGTGGCAAGGTTCGTACGTTGTGGCGCCGTCCACACTTTGAGCGATGTGCCACCGGCAGGAAGCGACTCTGCCCGTGTTATCTCCCATGAGGTGGTGGAGCCTTTCGTCCAGCCCGCGGTGCCTGCCTCGAAGCTGGGATTGATCAGCTCGTTGCGCCGCACCGTGTACCCGAGCTTCGAGATCCATGCGGCTTCCGGGTGCATAACGACTGCCTTGTGGGTGTCTTCCCACTCCGGCGTGGTAATCGAGTTCATTCGTTTGGCGACCTTCTCCGCACCCACGGAGAACAGCCGTATCGATTCGCCGGCATCAGACAAAGCCAGGATCTTGTTGTCGATCTGCAAGTACGACACATGTTTCGTGGCACTCGAGAAGTTCAGTGTCACTACTCCTTGAGGAATGTAGAACCCGATCTTCGTATCCGTGATGGGGTAGACGATCTGGTTCGGGTCAGTGAGCAGCATCGCTCGGAAACCTACGGTGTCGTCTTCCTCACGGCACGCGAACAGCAACGCCTTGGAACCGTCATGCAGGTAGAAAGGTTCCATCGTGCCCACGACGGGACGATCAAAGGCAACACCGGGCGCAGCAACGTCGTCGTAGTGCATGTCCGGGGTGTCTATGTAGGACACGTACCGCAACCCAGGGCGTACCGAGATCCCCTTGCTCCGATCCACCATGACGTTCTGCATGTCCCGACAGGACGTAGGATCAGACAGTCCTGGCGGATGGGCGGTGGACCAGCCGGTGAACTGGCGCAGGTACGCCTTCGACAGCGGCCTGTCGATCGGAGCCGGTATGGATTTCTTGGCAGGCATACCGCTCCTAGAAGTTCGAGTGCGGGTGCAGGTGTTCCTGCATCTCGGGGATCAGACCGTTCTCCAAGGGCAAGATGAACTGGTTGCTGTACGGCATGTCGGTGTTACGGCTGTCACGCTCGATCACCTGGTACATCAGATCCTTGTAGCCGGCTTCCAGTGTTTGCACTCGTGGCTGCATGATCGGGTCGGTCTGCGCGTAGTTCCATGCAGCCCTGGCAATGATCACATCCGGGTAGTCGAAGTCGAGAAGCTGTCCACGGACACCATCCGGCACCTCTTCCCCTGTGGGGGGTAGCCGGAACATACGAGGTTCCCGCATGACCGGGACGAAGATCTGCAGTCCTTCTTCGAAGGAGAAGAACCTACGCGAGAAGGTCAGTTGTTGCCGAGTCACTGAACACCACAGTCCCCGCATGTGCTCGTACTTGGACAGTGATTCCCGAGGAAGGAAGTACGCCCATTGCACAATGCTTGAGCCGTTCTTCAGCCGTACCGCGTCGTCATTGATGATGCGGGGACGCACGTTGGACGGCAGTTGCAGAATCTGCTCACCGGCCTTTGCTGCCCCGATGTTCAGTTCGGAAGCGTAGAACCCCCATTCGTGTTCCAGCGCATTCGCGCGTAGGGCCCTGTTGATCTGCCGGGTGATAGAGCGATACCTGTCGTACTCGGGCTCGTATTCCAGATCGAGTCCGGTCAGCAGCCCCAACACCTCGGCCACGGCATCGTCGAGTGTCAGTTCGACTTCGATGTTCATCAGCTACCACTTCCTCAGACTGGCGCCTTCGGCACGGCCACCCTTTTCAATGGTGACAGCCGCAGCCAGGTTGGAGTTTGACTGCGCGCCTTTCAGCTGATCCATGCCCCGGTAGTTCTTGATCCAGTCGGGGGCTTCCTTCTGCTCGTACGATTCGTCCTGCAGTTCCGCCCAGTCATCGAAAGCATTGCCGGCTTGACGCCTGCGCAGTTTGTCCGCGGGCGTGCCGGACTTTCCCTTGCGCATCTTCTTGCCGGTGCCGGAGACGCCGATCAGCTTGTTGGAGGAGGACAAGGACGCGGCATTGGAGAAGCCCGTTCCGGAACCCTTGGTGTTCTTCAGCTTCTTCTTCGCCTTCTTGTTCTTGCCGAGCCGGGGGATCTTCGCCTCGTACTCCTCGGCGTTGGCGTACGCATCAGCCTGTGCCGTGCGCACCTGCCCGAGCTGGGTCAGCCCTTCACCCCGTGCTTCCAGGTAGTCACGCCAGATCTGCTCCTTCTCGCCCTCACCCGCGATCCAGGCGTTGGACAGTTTCGTCTTCGTATCCTCGTTCAGCCCAACGACACCCTGATTGATGCTGGCGAGAGTGTCGTAGAACGCACGGTTGCCCTCGGCAGCATTGGCGTTCTGGTTGCGTGCGGCAATCAGCATTGCCTTGATCGTGTCGGACTCCCCGGCACCTTGGGTGAGGATTTGACCCAGGGCATCCTGACGTTCACGTACCAGGTTGGCAACCCCACCTTCCAGAGTGGCCGCGGTGGCTGTCTCATTGTTCTCCCCTGCAACCGTGTAGGTCTTGCCGAGTTCTGTAGCACTGGACGTGAGATCTGCGAGTTGGGTGTCCCGGGTCCGCGTGATGTCCTGGATGTCCTGCTTACGGCGCTCCTTCATCTCACCGAGCGCCTTCTTCAACGCTGACGCCTGACTGTTCAGGTTCGTCGCCTGCTTCAAGTAGCGCTTGCCAGTACGGTCGTCACGTTCCTTCTGCTGCTTCTCCGCCCTGCGCTGCGCAGACGCCACCGAGTTCTTCGCTGACGACTTCGAACTCTTGGACTTTGACGTCCTGGACGTTGACGGGCGGGACGAAGGCCGTGACGCGGGATTCGTCGATGTCGGGCGTGGCGCCGTTGACGGCTTACCGAGCACCGGGGCTTTCTTCACCGGGCGCTTGCCCTTCGGCCTGACAGGGATGGTGTTAGCCACGACGGCCTCCAATGTTCAACATCTCGATGATCTCATCCGGGGACCGGTTGGGTCTAGGTACACCGTCGTTGCCAACCGCTTCCTTCGCACCGTACTGCTTTTCATTCATGGCACGCTGGTACGTCGTGCGATACCACTGCTTCTGCTCTTGCGGGCTGAACTCGTGATCGATGAAGAACTGGCGGATCTCGGCCATCGGGTCTTTGATCGTCTCGTCCGGGATCTTCAGTGTCAACCAGGAGGATTCGTAGAACCTGTCATCGGTCCATAGTGGTTGGGATACCTTACGGCCATCAGGCAGGACAACCTCTTGATATTCAGGTTTACCCTTATCCCTGATATGCCCGCCAAACCCGAATGGGATGTCCTTGATGTTCTCCTCGGTCACGGTGATCGGGTTGAGCGCAGTGTCCACCGACCAGAACGTCCGCTCAGCATCCGTCATAGCTGCTTCGATCGCCTCGACGTTCAATCGGACAGCCGACGAGTCAACTGCCGCCTGATTCTCCGGCGAGCGCAGCTGGTCATAGTTGGCGACAGTGTCAACCACTTGCATCCTCGGACGTCCATCGTTCACCCACTCCTGCTTGCCCTGGATCAAAGGTTCGAGGGGTTGCGCGGATGACAAGGTGAAGTTCTTCAACTCGTCGGCATCGATGGCCCGTTCGAGAGACAGGTACTCGTCCAGGTCTTGACCGACGGCTTTGAAGTTGATGCTCTTCAGCAGCTCCACCGTGTTGATGGCGATGGTGTCGGACCCGCCCTCTTTGCCGAAGATCTCCTCCACATCAGCGTTGTACTGGTTCAGCTGCGCTTCGGAGTATGCCGGAGTCTCGGTGCGCGTACCAGCCTTCAGATCTTTCTGGCGTGCTTGAACCAACCGGGTGTTGAAGTCGACCGCGGCTTTCTGATCGTCGTCCAGTTTGTCGTACTGCTTCCAGGTCAGCACGCCCTTCTGGGCTTCCGCCTTCGTCTTCTCCTTCTCGATGTCAGGCTTGTCATCGGTGGACTGCGCCGTGGAACGGTAGCCGGTCTGATTGGAGAGCGTATCGTCCATGCCGCGCAGTTGCAGCGCTGACAGCTCGTACTCGTACTCGGCCAGATCCCGCTTCTTCCGGTACTTCAGATCCTCCGGCGTCTCGATCTTCGTCGGTCGATCAGGCGCCGGGGCTGACCAGTTCGTATCGTTCAGCAGTCGTTGCTGACTGGCAGGCATGGTGTACGTGGACGGAGCGGGAACCGCTGTCACACCCGCTACCTCGGGAGGTGCCGGTAACAGGGGAGGCGGGCGGTACGAACTGGACGGTTTCTCGACCGGGGCCTTCGCCTGACCCCGGCCTCCCAGTCCTAGAGGTTTGGGCGCAGGGTCATTCGAACGACTGCCCGACCACGGGATGAGTTTGAAAGCCATGCGTCACACCTCCTCACAGCTTCATGATATAGGCGAGAACGTAGTACGGCGGCATGTTGTTGTGCGCCTGAGATGCATTCGCGGCGGTCGCATTGTTGATCGTATGCGAGTGAGGAGCGTTCGCCGCCTCCGACGGGACCAAGTCGTTCGCGGTACCGAACGCATGATTCGTCCAGTGGTCGTGATTGCCGTTCTGTGTGGTCGCCGCATTGTTGATCGACCCAGCACCTGTCACTCGTTTACCGTTCGGTGAGCCAAGAGCAACATCCTGCTGGTAGTCCAGGTTGTGCCCGTGGTTACCGTTCGGGTTCACGTAATGGTTGTGGTACCAGTGGTTCCTGTTGATGCTGTGGGAGTGTGGAGCATTGGCCGTTTGCATCGTGTGCGTGTGTACAGGTACGCCGGACTGCGCCCCGGTCAAAGTGACATTCTCTTCGCCACCAGCAGTGCCGACGGCCCGCGTGCCCCAGCCCAGCACGAACTTGTTCTTCAAGTCCGGGGTGCCATTCGTCCCGTCGCACAACGCCCAGCCTGCCGGAGCAGTTGTCCCAGACCACATCACGATCACACCTGTCGGAACGCCGCCGACGGATTCGGGATCGACCGCGGCCCACGTATCAGTCGCTGTGGTGGCGAGCAGTTTGCCCGCCGGAATGTTCGTGTCGGGTGTGTGGATCGTGCCGTTGTCCAACGCGATCAACGAGTTCTTCACCCATAGCGTGTGGTCGAAGTGACCCAGTTCGCCTTCAACCGGATCAGCCGGCCACGGGGTGGGGAGCAGAGATACCATGTCAGTCTCCTAGACGACGTACCAGATCCGGACGGTACGAGTGGCACTCGGCCCGATGTAGATCTTGTTGTTGGTGGTGTTCAGCAGCATTTGGTTCGTGGTCGGTGTGCTGCTGACATCCAGGAGCGATGTCACAATCGCGCCCGCTGGCAGTCCGGTAGGTGTCGCCCAGCCCGTTCCATCAGCAGTGATGCTGACCTGCAGGTACGGGGGAATCCGGGAGTCGACGTACTGCTTCGTCGCCAAGTGCCCACTGGCTGTCGGGCTGAGAGCGGTCACGCGCGAGTTCACGTTCAACCCGGAGCTGGTCGCGCTGATCTGGGACTCGTTCACCCCGCTCTTCATGGTGAGCGTGCCTTCGATGGTATCGCCGCTGCGCTTCACGCTTTGCTGGTCGAGACGCTTCACGAACTCTTTGATCCACCGCGACCAGGCGAAATGCCCTGGTTTGCCGGCTACCGGGTCTGCCGGCTCCACTCCCTGCGTACCTCCGGGATATGGGAACTCGGGTGCGCTTGATGCTCCCATTGTCTACTCCTCTCCTCCCGACGGAGGTGCCGGGTTGAGAGACCATTTGTCCCTCCACAGTGACTCCCACGTTATCGGAAAACCTTCGTCCCATATGTCGATCCACGGGTCGGGCCATACACACAGTTGCCCGAGCCAGATCCGTTCGATCTGCTGCCCGCCGCTGTGCGCTGTCCCGACACCTATGAGATCCATGTGACTACCGTTTCTTCTTCGGCTTGAGCCAGACCTTCGACGGTGGCCAGATCCGGTTGCTGTCGTACATCTGGTTGTACCGCTGGCTGGGATTGATCCAGCCCTTGTGTACCGAGAAGTGCAGGTGCAGCCCGGTGGTGTTGCCTGAGGTTCCCATGCGCCCGATCCACTTGCCGAACGGCTTCTGCTTACCGGCAATCACCACGCCGGCTTTCACCTTTTGACCGGGCTTCACCCGCACCGATCCTTTACGAAGATGCTGGTAGAAGGCCGAGCGTTTCTGCCCTTTGCTATTCGTCCAGCCGAGGATGATCCAGTTGCTGGGCATCCCCGAGTAGCGGCGCGGAGGATTGTCGGACTCACCGTCGTGACAGGCAAGGATCACACCGTCCCGTACGGCCCGGAGTTTCGCGTACCGCCACGGGATCGGCGCGATGTCCATCGCCCAGTGCGGGTTACCGTTGCTGTACCGTTCAGCGCACGTAAGGCGAAACGGGCCGCGCAGTGGTGGCGAAGCATTCTTGCGCCAGTTCTTCCGGCGGTTGGGCCAGACACCGAGTTTCATAGGACTTCTCCGTTCTCGTCCAGCTCGGGCGGTGCGTACTCGCCCTCCCCTTCAATGTGGGGATCGTTCACCGGGGTGACCGAGGGACGCACCCACAGCACCATCAGCAGCGTCGCCAACCCTGCGACCGCCGTGTTGATCTGAGCGATTTCCTCAGGTGTCAGATCCCACACACGCACGACAATCACATTGGTCACTCCGGCTAGGACCGCGAGGATCGCGGCTCGTATCGCAAGAGGTTCACGGGTGATGTTCATTTCCTACTCCCAGTATTCATCGTTGTCATCATCTTCCTCGATTCGCTTCTGTCGGCGCTTGTCACGCTCGTGAAGGGCGTGGAGTTCTTTACGGCGGGCCAGGCGTAATGCGGCCCGCAATTCCTCGTCCTCCGCTCTCGTCCGTCCGTCCGGCCAGTAGTAACTCGTGATACGTGTGATGAGCATAGCGACGGCTGCACCGATCAGAATGATGATCTGACCGATAGCAGGGTCGATGCTCGCCATCCACGTATTCACTACTCCAACTCTCTGTGCGATGTCTCTAGGACATATAACCCAGCCATCGTTATCGCAAAACACATCGGCAGGATTCCTTGAAAACTTGTGCCGTCCAAAGCCACCTCCACTGCTCTACCGGCCCACGCGCCTACTCCAAACAGTAAACCGATTTCGTACATGATCTGGGATCTGCGGAACCACGCCCAAATTGTGAACACCGATGACAATCCTGACAATGCTGCGAGCGCACCGATGGAGTCGTCCGGTGTGAACAGGATCGGCTGTGTGCTGGGCAACAGGGCGAGGATCTGATTGAGAAACAGAACAAGGGTAGCAATCACCGGACCGATTGCCACCGGCTTGATACACCGTCCACCGACGGAAATACACTCGATCTCCGCAGGGGTCATAGCGCACTACTGACTGTTATCCAGGCGGCCACCAGAATGATGAGGGACACCAGGAGGATTCGTGAGATCGTGTCATGCAGCATGGTTATCCAAAACCCTTTACGAGAAGGTACGCAATAAGCACGGCAGTGAGCGTTCCGAGAAGTACCGCGACGAAGATTTGACCATTCATGAGATTCTCCTATCCGTTGATCAAAGGTTGTACTGCTGCAAGGATCATCGCATCGGTGATGACTGCGGGGTCCATTCCTGGGTCGGTGGCGTTCTGCGGTCCGGCCTGGATCGCCTGGGTAACGGCGTAGTCCCATGCCTCCCCCCATCCTGGTGATGCGCACACCGTCCACATGATGTCGTTCATGGTCTGCTCAGGATCGGCAGCGCCTTCCTGCGCACAGCACGCCGTGATCCGTTGCCGCAGGCCCGGGTGCTGCTGCATCTGCGCGATAGCCAGATAACTCATCTGTCCCTCATCTCAACCTCATGAACTGCATCGTGCCCGAGTACGCCGACCGGCCGCCGCCAGAGTTGGCCTGGCCGAGCATGTCCATCGTGTCGTGGAGGGCGTAGGAATCCACGATGAACGTGGCGGTGTTGATGATCTGCCCGGCACCCGCCCCGGTAGTGGCTTCCAAGTAAGAGCGAGACTCCCACGGGCTCCCCATCGTCCCGAACCACTCACCGATCCGCATGTACATGTACAGGCCGCTGCTAGCAGCGGAGTCCGAAACCACGCCGTAGGTGATCTGCCACCGGCCATACGGGAGGAAAAACACATGCGAGCCGGACATCGTGATGCCCGCGTCACCTCCGGCCTTAGACCAGCCGTCGATGAAAACCGCGTTGGCCGTAGGGATGGACAGCCCAGCCGACCGGCTGAACGTGTCCACCTTTCCCCGGTTGTCGATGCCCCACGACTGCGCGTCCACATACTGCTTGGTGGCGGGGTGCATGTTCGCGCTGGGTGCGAGAACCGTCACCGGGGCGTCGTACTGGGTGGTGTCCTTGATCTTTCGGGTCATCCGATCACCGTCACTCTGTACTGGTTGGCGCTCGGAGCCGTGGCGAAGTACACCTTGCACTGTGTCGAACTGGTGAGCTCCACCCCGCACTGCACCACGCCGTAGGGGCTGCCCACTTCACGCACCTGCACGATCACGTCCTGGGTGCCCAAGCCGTGAGAGATGACATACGACGTGGCGCTGGTGGTCAGTGTGGCGCTGTACTTCCTCGGGACCACGTTAAAGTTGACCCGGGTCTCTCCGAGAATATGCGTGAGACCATCACCGATCTTCGCCGATATTTGCGACCCGGTGATGTCGATTCCGTCTCCGGCGGTGAACGCCCCCGGCCCGGAGAACTGCGCGAATGTCAGTGCAGTGGTGTCCAACGTGATCGGGTTGTCAGTGGTCAATACCCAAGCGGTGTCAGCTTGGGAACCGCCCTGTTCCACGAACGTGAACATCCCCGCAGTCACTTTCGCGCTGGTGTCCGCATCAGTAGCACGAATGTTCGCCGTGGTTCCCGCAGCACGGGTGTAGATACCGTTCTCCGATGCGGTGCTCTGGTTCTTCACCAGCACCCGCTCGCCCACCGCGATACTCACTCCATCCACTGTGGCAAGACTCATGCCGGAGGCGAGGTCCACGCTGGCGGTAGTGGCGGCCTTGACGCTGCCTTTCACGTCCAACCCGGTTTGGGCGGCGGCGACGGCGGCGTCCAGTTGCTGCTTGGTCACCGCATCGGTCGCCCCGGTACCGTCACCCATGTTGCCGATCTTGTTGCCGCCCATGTTGATGCTGGCAGTACCGCCGGACATCACTATGGGGCCGGTGACAGTACCTCCGGTTTTCGGCAGGGCCGCGTTCGCCGTGGCCTGCGCAGCGCTGGCGGCCGACGCAACCGTGTCCACCTGGCCCTTGGTCGCACCGTCAGTAGCACTAGTGCCGTCAGCCATGTTGGTGATCTTGAAGGAGTTCATGTGCAGCGCGACGGACGGGCGCACACTCGGCAATGACCAGTACGTGCCGTTCCACGAGAACGCCGAACCGTCGTTGCCCGACTGGCCGTAGATCGAAGTGGAGTACACCGTTCCCGACACGGTGAGGTTGCCGCTGATTGTGCCACCGGAAAGGGCCAGGTACACGCCCACGACTTGCTCGTAACGGACGGCTTGACCGTTGGCAGCCGCAGCCCCGAGGCCGGTGATCTTGTATCCGCCCATTGCAATGTCAGCGGTCGGCGCGGCCAGGTCGGACAGTTTGATCGCCGAGTGCGCGGCAGCGTTGTGCGCCGGCAGAGCGTGGTAATGGTCAGAGCGTGCAGCGGTCGCCGCAGATCCGTTCGCTGCGGACTGCCCGAACGCCGATGCCTGCCCGGACAGGTTCGCCACGGCAGCCCCTGTAGCCGCCACCCACGTTGAACCGTTGTACCACTCCAACGTGTTCGTCGTGGAATTGTAGTAGAACTTCCCGGTCGTTCCGGTTGGTGCGGCGGACAGGATATGTGCCCGTACGTTCCGTAACTCGTTGCCGTTCAGATTGATACTGACGACGAACGTTGCGTCAGATGCCATGATTGTCTCCCTGTGTCATGAGCAATACGCTTTCCCACTTGTTGCTCCTGAGAATCGAACGATCACGGATGTGATGTCGACATATTCGATGGCGGCAATGAGCGCCGACCCAGCGCTGTCCACAATGGATACCGCCGGATAGTAGCCGAGTTCGTGCACCACAGTCCAGGTATCGTCTGCGACTGCTTGGGTGTGTACGTACGATCCAGCGGTTGATCCGTCCCCCGGAGGTCCAGGCGGTCCAGGCGGTCCAGGCGGTCCAGGCGGTCCTTGCGGGCCTGGATTCCCGGTGTCGATCAGAATGTCCGGAGCGGTTGTTACCTCCAACGGTGCATCCGGTTTCACATCTGCTTCGACGGTGACATCCACCGGAGTCAGTACAGATAGGTCGATAACCTGTCCACTGGTCACATCGATGACATGCTCACTGGGTTGAGCAATGACGACGGCTGTTTCCCCTGCTGTCGTGTCGATGGTGACGTTCGCCGGAGCTTCAACAACAATCTCCACCCCCGAAGTGTCGTCCCCCGGGGGCGTGGTCATGTCGCTGTCCGGGTCACATCAGGATGAATCCGCAGTTCACCGTAGGCCAGTGTGGTGACCGGATCGGATCCGTCAGACTCCGCCAGCTGCACATCCCAGAAGCCAGTGAACTTGCCACGACGGGCAAGCCGTTGACAGTCTGCATGCAGCAGGATGACATCGGCGCCCCAGGTCTCTTCAACGATGTCGAACTCTGCTTCGAGTTTCTGACTGTCAGGGCGGGAGCGTACTTGGGCCCTCCACGTTCTGCCGGCCACGATCGCGGAGTCCACTTGGATGTGCAGCGTGAGAGTGTCACCGGCATAGTGATCGATGTTGATTACCTGTGGCCGGGTGTCGATGTTGGGCATGGGTCACCTCACGCGATCACGAGATAGAGAACGTTCGGGTCTTTGACGGGGATCGCATCGTACTGGGCCTGCGTTCCCTTCCAGAACGGGAAGCCGACAGACTCGAACCAGCCCCGCAATTCGTTCGCGTAGTTCGCGGAGGTCTGTGCAGAGGCTTCCGCCGTATCTGCAATCGCCTGCATCGCTGAACGCATGTCGGTGATCTCGACGCGGAAGTCATCGATGAGCTCCCGGACGAGCATGAACAGCCCGTCCACGCGCTCCACCGTCACCTGGACGACGTCGTGTTCTTTCAGGTAGACGGTGACATCCGTGCCCGTACCAACGTTGGTGAACGTGTTCGCCGTGTCCTCGTCCGCGTTGATGCCGACCTCGAGATGGCCTTTGAGGATCGGCACCGAATACCCGGACGGCGGATACAAAGTGATGTCGTACGAGTACGCTCCGGGGGTGAGCGCCAGGTCTTCTGCCTGGAACTCGAACTGTTGCATGTCCGGTTGATCCAGCATCGGCACGGCTGTGATGCTCAGAACTTCCAAACCACTACGGCGTACCTGCTCTGTGGCAACGAACCGCAATTCGCTGTCAGTGAGATCGACCGGCGTTCCGTCGGATGTCCGAAGCCACACGCCGAAAGAAAACGATTTGTTCGCCTCGACAGCAATGTTCGTTTCCTGCCGGGGCGTATTCCCTATAGCCATGCAAACCTGACCTCCTGTTGTGGCGGGAGCAACACATGGTTACTCCCGCCACAACGATCGAGTTACTGACCGGGAGGCATTTCCTCAGGAGGTGCTTCAGCCGGCGCGCCCTCTGGCGCTCCTGCCGCTCCACCCTCCGGGGGTGCTTCCCCGCCGCCGCCTTCGGTCGCACCTTCCAGTGCGTCGATGGCAACACCGGCCAGTTCCTGAATCTGCTTGAGCAGTTCGATGAGCTGTTCCATTGGTCAGCCTCAGCTCCGCTCGGTGTGTGCCACGTCGCCGGTCTCCTGCACGGTGAGATCGGTGTCGATCGCACTCGTGGTGTTGTACGGAGACTGGAACCACTCGGGCCGCGACGGGTCGACATCCGGTCCGGACAGCGGGTACGTCACCGGAGCGACACCAGTCTGTGCACGGGCAGCGGCGACCTGAGCCGCAACGAAGGTGAACGAGTCGTCCACCACATCGAGGTTGTCGGTCGTGCTCGGCAGGAACAACGGGACCACACCTTCCGAGAGTTGATCGATGACCCACACGTCGTAGGAGAAGTCCTGCACGTACTCGGTTCCCTTGAACCGGGTGCCGCCGTCCTGCTCCCGGCGCTCGCTGAAGTGTTCGTACGTCTGGATCGCGTTCTTGTACGCGGCCAGGGCGACGACCTGCTTCAACGTGCGACCGGCGGTTGCACTGGAAGCGACCGGGTCGACGACCAGGTTGCTGTCCACGTACACCTTCGGCAGGAACTCGGGGTGGATCTTCACCAGCTTCCACGAACCCTTCAGGGTTCCGAGGTAGCCGGAGGCGTTCGCCCCGGAGATGTCGCCGTCCTTGTACAACTTGAACGCCGACTCGGTTCCGGCACCCTTGTCGATGAGCGCGTTGATGAACACGAGCTCGAGGGCACTGGTGACGAGCAGGAAGCGCTCGTTGTTCCCGAAGTTGCTGTCGAACCAGTTGTCACTGAACAGAAGCGTCAGCGCGTCGAGGGTCGACATCGGGTCGGTGTCATCCAGGTTCATGCCCTTGATGGTGGCGAAGGACGGCTGGATCTGGTTGTCACTGTCCTCGCCCGGTTCGGCAACCCACTTGTAGTCGGCCGCGTTGCCGGTGCAGGCGATCCGGTCGGCACCAGTGGTGACCGGGCCTGGCGTCTCGGTGGACAGACGGGGAACGAGCTTGCCGGTCATGTGACCCTGGACAGCGGCGAGCAGACAATACTTGTCGTGGTCGCGCAGCACGGTGGTCTGCATCTTGCGGCCGGTGTACTCCTGCACGATGTTCTTGATCGGCGAGTAGCGCAGCTGCTCGTCGAACACCGTGAAGCCGAAGGAGCGGTGCCGGCTCATCGAGTAGGTTCGCCACTCGATCGGCGGGATCCCGTTCTTCCACTCGGAGGTGTATTCGGAACCGGAGTAGTGGTCCGCCCCGATCCGGCTGATGTCCGCGTCCACGATGTAATCGTCGACTCGGATGTCCGGCACTCGGATACTCCGAGCATTCGGGTTCGGCTTGATCTCCGATCCGGTGAACATGCCCGCTACCGGGCTGGTGATGCGAAGGTACGTAGCCAGAGCGACCTGGTAGTCGGTCAGGCTGTCCTTCTGGACTGGTGCGACCATGTCGCGTTCTCCCTTGTACGTCGTTGCCTGATGCTCAGGCGCTGGCAGGTATCACACTAGAAGAGTTTGCAACAGGAGTCGAAAACTCGTTTTCGTTTTCTACCGTCATATCCGCCGATGGTGTGATTTCCATACCTAGTTTCTTCATAATCAGTTCTTGCGATTCCCGCATCATTGCCATTTGCTCTTGCAACATGGTCAATGCAGCCTGTGTCATCTCGGTCAATTGAGCATTACCCGTGAGGCTGGCGAGCTGGTTCTCCTCGATGACTGCGATCCTCTGATCGCGTGCATCCACGGCTTCCACGTCACCGTTCCACATCAGGCCGATGTCCTTCGCAGACGTAGAGCCGGACAGTTCGATCTGCTTACCGATGATGTACTGCATCGCCTTAGCAGCCTGTTGCAGCATCTGTGGATCTTGTGCTGCCGCCAGAGCCGGCATCGCCTGGGACAGCGGGACGAACAACTCGTTGAGGATCCGCAGTTGCTTCTCGTCTTCCATCTCCACCAGTGACCCGGGTACAGCCCGGACCCAGTATTCGATGGCGAGCTGCTCGAAGTCCATCTCGATCGAGCCATCGGCATCGATGAGTTCCACCGGCAATCCGGCCCGGAGCAGCTTGAGCCGGGCGTCCGCGGTCGGTTGCACCTTCTTCACGTTCTTCAGTTCCTGGAAGTACACGGTCAACGCATACGAGCAGTAGTGACTGAAGAAGGATTCGATCGCCTTCTGGTAGTTGTTGGTCGTGATGTCGACCATCGCCTGCTGCGCCTCGACACCCTGCGGTGTGGCCGACATACCGTTCCCGGCCTGAGTCGCCATCTGCTGATCGGCTGATCCGATCAGGTTCACCATCGATCCGAGGTTCTGCTGGCTGATCGCGCCGTACTGCATCAGCGTCTGGGTGTTCACCTCGAACGGTTCGATACGCGCATTCGGGTTGCTGATCTGTGTGTACTTACCAGGGCTCAGGTTCGGCAACGCATTGACCGCGCCGTATCCCAAGATGCTCGGGTTGATGTTGCGGTACCACAGTTTCATGGCACCGTTCAGCATCAAGTCCTGGAAGTCCTGCCGCCCGATCAGCAGCTCCACCTGCGACTTGCCGAGTGGCTGCTGGCTGTCCTTCTCCAACACCAGGAAGTGCACGGGGTGGAGCTTCAACGGATGCTTGTTCTTCTCGATCCGCAGAAGATGCTTGGTGTTGGGGGAGAAGGTGAGGAAGGGCTGCCCGCTCGAGGTGTACCAGGTGATGATCTCGTAGCCCTCGGGAATGATCCCGTGCTTGCCGGTCTGGTAGTCGACCGAGTCCTTCGACCGTCCGTACGGTGCATCCTTCAACAGCGACTTCAACGCGGCGACATCCCAGCCGACTGCTTCGTCACGGATCAACGCATGGACATCACCACGGGTCAGGTATCGCCGGACGAACACGTTGTCGGCCTGGCGTACATCCCGCGCGCCAGGATCCGGGAACACGTCACGGTAGTGGATGGCGTCGTACTTCATGTACCAACTACCTGCAGCATCCTGTAGCAGCTGCGGGATCACCACATCGAATCCGATGGTCAGCGCGGTCTTCGCAGAGGCGAACAAGTTCTGCTGCATGTCGTTGCTGTACTCATCGGAACCGATGATCTTCGTGGTGAGGATGTGCTTGGCGAAGATCCCCTGGATCGAATCGTCGTCGTACTTGCTCAGCACTTCCACGTTCGGCGTGTTCTGCACGAGGTTCCGCGCGATACGCCGGATCAATCCCGCCGTCTCACCGGACGAGATGTTCGGCAGGTCGGGCTTCGGGCTGATGACAGCACCGTCCGCTAGCTTCTCCAACTTGTAGTAGGAGTGCACCCGCTGATCCATCTCGGACTTGTACCGCTGGTACATGCCGTACAGCATGTGGCCGGCGGGTCCGATGTTGCGTACGTCGAGACTGCCATCCCGCGAGTCGATCCGGTATTCGTCATACCAGTCCTCGAAGGTGGTGACAGCCTTCTCAACCGTTTCTACTGCCACTGTTTCAACCTTCCTCGCTCAGACGAGTAGCGTTCCCGTCTGACACTAGCCCTACGGACAATCGGATTATCGGCTTTCGGCGTGTACTGCCCGTCCATCTGGGGACCGTAGCCGCCACGGATGGACCGCAGAATCTTGTCGGTGAACAGCGCGGGTCCGTTGTAACTGCTGCCGCTGTACCCTCCTCGGCTGTAGCCACCGCGACTGTAGCCGCCGTAGCCACGACGGTAACCGCCGTAGTAGCCGTTGTACTTGCTGGTCCATCCCGGCGTGGTGCGCTTTTTCTCCACCTCTTCAAGGATGTCATCCTCGGCCTCAAGGTCGTTGACGATGTACGAGGGGACTACGGCCTTCAACCCGGTGTTGGTCTGTGTCAACTCGTTCACGATGTTGCCACGGGAGTCGAGCCGTGTTCCCTGTGCCGGAGGTGCCACGGTATGTGGTGTCGGCAGGAACAACTGCGACAACGTGTTGCGGGTGAACGGTGTGGCCCACGGCTTGCCGTCCGGCCCGATCGTGTACGTCACGTTCAACTGGGTGTACTTGGCGACAGGGATCGCAGGGATCTTGTCGTTGTACAGCATCTCGCGGAACCCGGGACGGCCGGTGACATCATCGCCGTACCAGAACCTGCGCACTCGGTACATGGCCGATTCCTCGGACATGCCCATGTCGATGCTTTCCTGCTTGATCTGCTGCAGCCACTCGACACCGATCTGCCGGCGCATCTCGTACGGGATTGCCAACCCCTGCAATGCCGGACTGTCGAAGTCGATCGTTCCGTTCCACAACCCGGTGTACACACCGTCAGCACCATCCTTGGTGATGACTTCCATGTTGTTCTTGTCCATGATGGACAGCGCGTACTTCGGGCTGTTGTACAACTTGTACAGCGTGTTGGCCCGGGCTTCGATCTCGCTCTGCTGCCACCAGCCACCGGCTTGCTCGGTCTGGTACTTCAAGCCCCGAATGATCTCTTCCTTCGTGAACCTGTCCTGCCCACCCCGGCCCTGCCACGCCGCCATGATCAGTGCCTCGGCCTCGGCCCGGTTCAGTTCCTCAGTCGGAACCAGGGGTTGCTTCGGCACCATGTTCTCGCGCCGGAACGAACTGTCGCTGCCCCACTGCCCGGTGAACAGGGACAGCAATACGGCAGCCGTGGCATTGCCTTCGGCGTACTGGTGGAAGATGGCATCCATTCCTGAACGCTTCGCGTACCGCAGCCGGTTCTCGTTGGCGATCGGTTGGCCCGTGTTCGGATCGATCACCGGCTCCCCGGTCACGGGATCCACGATCTGATCGCCCTGGTACTGCTCCATCACTTCCTTCTGCGACACCGGGTAGCGATTGCCCCCTACTCCGATCTCAGTGACCAGCTGCCCGTTCTTCTCCGCAGGGATCGCATACGGGTTACGGTCCACATCGTCGAACGCGGAACGCAGACCGTTGATGAACTGGTTCTCGAGCAACGGCCTCTCGTACATTCCGACGAGTGTGGCGATCATCCACTGCCGGCGGTTGATCGCCTCGGGTGTTTCAATCCCCTCACTGTCCAGCGCTTCCAGATCGGACACCAGCAGCGAGGCGTTCAGGTTGGCATCCCGCCATAGGTTCTGTACCGACGTGGGGATCGCGGAGGCCGCGTCGAGGAAACCCCATCCGATGTTGCGGATGTCACCATCCTCGAAGAACCGCACCGTACCCATGAGCGGCGAGGTGAACTGCCGGATCATCCAGTGCGGGACCACAGCCGAACGGGGTTCACCGTCGTAATCACGGGAGAAGATGGTGTTGAGGATCGGGATGCTGTCCAGCCAGATCGAATCCGCGTACAGGAAATCGTTCTGCGCCTCGCGCGGGTCGTAGAAGTGCGGAAGGTTCAAGTACCGTTCCATGCGTCGGCGACGGCGCTCCTCCTCATCCTCACCGCCCAGTCCAAGGATGTTCGCGCCCATCAGCCCGAGAGCGACCAGCCCGGTCTGGGTGATCGCACCGCGCAGGACCAGTTTCTGCAGGTCCAGCGTCTCGAGCACATCGGTGAACTCGAAGTATTCGGGCTCGATCGTTTCACCGCGACGGGCGGCAGCAGCCACCTTGCGGATCGAGTTCGGTGTCTGGCGCCCATCGAGGAACATCGCCAGCCCTTGATCCGCTGCTGTCATACCCGTCAGCGTGGTCAGCGCGTTCACGTTGAACCGTGTGAACATGAACGGGATCTTCAACATGGTTCCCACGATGGCCTTCATCGTGCTGTCCGAGGCATACAGGGAATCGATGGGCCGCATGATCATGTCGCCCAGCACCGTGCCCTTGGTGGACCGGACCTGTGCAACCTGCGCAACACCAGCACGGTGAGGGTTGAACTCCTCGCGTGAGAACTGTTTCTTCAGCCACATCGGATCGGCTTCCAGTTCCTGTGCCAGCGTCTCAAGCGAGATCGAGTTGTTCGTGGCCGCCATGTATTCCAGTGCACCCAGGATGTATCGCTTCGCCGCCGCGGTCTTACGCTGCCCGAGCGTGGGGTCGTTGTACACCCGTGCAGTCGTGCCTGCCCACTTCTCAAGAGTTCGGGCGATCCGCCCTCCACGGGAGATCTGGCCTTCCTCATCCTCGAACTCTGTCGGGATGATCATGTTCTGGTAGGTCATCTCGCCGAACAACTCGCCACGCCACTTCGGATCAGCTCCGAGCTGCTCAGCGATTTTCAGGATCAGTTTGATCTGTTCCGGGGTATAGGTGAGCTTGATCTGATCCAACCCGACCAACTGCCCGAACGACGATTCCTGCAGTCGGGACAACGCGCGACCACTGATTCCGACGTTCTGCCCGAGAAGGAACTCGGTAACGTTGTTCATCTGGTTGCGCATGTGAACCTCGATGATCGCCGAGGTCCACAGTGCCGGGTTCGCCAGACGGGTGATGATCGACATGTGCACGATACTGCGCAGCGCCATGTTGGTGTTCTGCAAGTTCTCCCGGTACTCAACACCCTGCTTGGCGTAATCCCGGTACGTCGTCTTCTTCTGCCGGCCAAGATGATTCTTCTTCAGCCAGTTCTCCCGCTGAGTGTTCCGGTAGAAGATGCTCGACGCGGGAACATCCGAGGCCACATCGCCATCGAATGCAGCTTCGTGACCCGCCATCACCTCCCAGGTCTTGTTCATCGATTCCAGGATTGCCGGCTCCCGCATCTGTATCCGGACTCCGGGATCCACCGACAGGTACAGCTCGTTGGTCTCAGGATCCTGAAGCTTCGCCAGGACCTCGGGATCAAGACTCGCAGGCATGTTCGCCAGCAACGGTGTGGAGTATTGGAACGTGTGGAAGAACCCATCAGTGTCCACACGGAACATCGCGTGGAACTGCTTGTTGGAGTTCTGCACCTGACCAAACAGCACATCCACCCATTCGGACCAGTCGTACTCGGCCTTGTACTTCTTCTTGCCATCCAGCTTCATCGGAGCCCAGGCTTTGCCATCGGTACGGCTGGCCTGCGCAAGGAAGATCTTTCGCCAGAACGTGTTCGACTCATGCGGAACATCCGCTCCGTGCAACGGATGCCACCCGCGTCGCACGTTCTGCAACATCGACGCGACTGCCTGCCGGTACATCTCCGGTGTCACCGGGTCGATCTCTCCTTCGAGAGGAGCCGGAGCACCCAGCCACTGCCGTACGAGATAGTCAATCTCGATCATGTCCGCTGTCGGGTGCAGGCCCAGAACATCGAGCAGCTCCTTGGCCTGCCCGGTGTTGTTCCAGTTGTCCATGTCCTTCGGGTCACGCGACAACGGCTGGGTGTACCGTCCGAGTTTCTCGTCCGCCTTGTCCCAGTGCACCTGTTCCATCGGCATCAGATACTTCGCCGGGTAGTAGTCCGTGGGCGGGGGAACGATCCGTGTGATGAGATCCCACACCGTCTGATCATCACTGTTGAACCGCATGATCTGCTCGTCACCGAACTGATCCCGCGGTTCCCGGGTGACCGTCTGCATACCTTGAGTGCTCGCCACACGCGCGTTGTGCACCGAGGCGTCGCGGGACATCACCACACCGAACGCCAAGGTGATCGGGTTCTCGTCCGCCGGCAACGGGGTTTCCAACTGCAGCAACCCGGTCTTGATGAGTTCCCGCTTCGAACCGTCAGGCAGTGTCCTGATCAACGTCGTGTGGAACGTGAACGCATCGTCGAACCACGAGCCCGTGTGCTCCACCCCGGCATCATCGGTGTACTTCGTCAGCACGGAGTTGGCACGCTTGATGAGCATCGAGTGCAGACCGGGCCAGGTCGGGTTGGACATGGCGTCCGTCATGACACTGGGGAGGAAGCCGACAACAGCATTCGTCACCTTGTCGTTCCTGACCGTCAGCACACCAGGATTGGACACGACCTGGTTCGGGGAGATCCCCGCGATCGACATGGTGACCAGCAGGATCTGCCCGAGTCGTTGTTCATCGGTGAGCGTTGTGGACTGTTGATCCGAGGCGACGAGATCGACCCAGGCATCCCCGAGTTCTGCGCGGCCTTCCGCGTTCAACTGCTGCAAGTACGCGAAGGTACTCGTGGAAGAGGAAAGAATGTCGTCGGCCTCTTCCACGCTCAACGAGTTGTTCATCGCGGCGTACCTGTTGAGGAACGCTTCCAGCTCGTTCCACTTCTCCGAGAACGACCTGGTGTCATCCGGCATCAGCAGGTTGACCAGATCGGAGCGGAAGTCCACACCCGTGAAGGCGAACAAGGTCTTGAAGTCCGAGACCACGTTACGCATCCCGGCCTTGTCTTCTTGACCCTTGCGTCCGGTCATCGACCCGATGTGCACCGTGTTGTCCTTGTACACCGACAACGGGCCAACGAACTGCTCATCCTCCGCCATCGGGACCAGCGTCGTCTTCACACCGTGCGCCAACATCTTCTGCGCCCAGCCCAGCTCGAACTTGCCGTGCAGCATCTGACCCCGGTGGTCGGGCCGGATGTCGTCGATGGTGAACGGCGGTAGCAGCGTGGCATTCGCCTCGACCGCAGGACGGGGAATGGCGACTCGCAAGCCACCGCGCTCACCATTCAGCGGTGTGCTCCACTGTCCGACGATGTGGCCCTTGTCGAGGTTGTTCGGCAACCGGAATCCGAGACGGTGGATCAGCACCGAGCCGTCGCTGCCGACCAGCAGGAACAAATCACCGGACAGCACGGTACGTCCCGCTGTCAGCGGATCCTGTCCAGCGGACAATGCATCGAGGAACCTGTCGAGCGCTTCCTCCGGGTCGCGGACACCCGGGGTGTACGTCCCGTTCGGGTGTTCCTTGTAGATCGGAATGCTCGAGTCGTACTCGCCCAACATGCCGAGAAGCGTGGCGCGTCCTTCAGGCTGGGCGGCGAAGTCGAGCAGCTGCTTGGCGATCTTGGTGAACTGATCCCCTACTGCTGTTGCCTGCTGGATCGGGCGACCGAACGCCAACACGTTGTCACTGGACACACCGAGCATGAGATTGGTGGGAACCAGTTGCATCGACACCCTGCGGAAGATCTCGCTGAAGTTGTCGTTGACGATCCGCGCGCCTTCGTTGATCGCCATGTCTTCGGTGATCAGGTTGACGTTGATGTTCTGGAACGCCTCCTGATGGATGGCGCTACGTGACGACGTGAGACTGGCGGCCGTTGCGTCGTACTCCCGATCCTCGGTGATCGGCTCGTAGAAGTTGCCAGACCCGTCATTCATCGAGCGGTACTTGATGGGCATCGGACCGGTCAGCATATACGTGGACACTTCCTTGCGCAGATCACTGGCACTGCGTGACGAGCCGAGCATGATGATGACGCCTTCACGCGCGAATGCGTCAACGATCTTGATAGCCCGGGTGGCCGCTGTGACTTCGTCATATCCGTGCCAGCTGAGAATGCTTTCCAGATCGATGATGACCACATCGCCGTACGACGGTTTGGTCGACGCATTCTGGAAGAAGTTCTCGTCGAAGGAGACCCGACCGAGAACCCCGTCCACCACCTGTGTCGAAGCCAGATCCTCCTTGAACTCCCAGATCATGCCGTTGGGGCCGAGACGATCCTGAATCTTGGAGTACGCCTGCCACGACTTCATCAGCCCGATCGGGTCGCTCATGTCCTCGAAGGGAACTCCGAGCCGCTTCAACTGCTTGCCGATGTCTTCGACCTTCAACAGTTTGCTGATGGTCTTCCAGCCACGCTTGTTAACCGCGGCAATGTCAAGCTTGCCTTCAGCCTTCTCCCGCAACCGGGACCGGCGCTCGGCTTCCTGCTCCCCATTGCGCACCCACTGTGCGAGGTTCTGCGCGAACTTGCCCTTCGTCGGTTTCTCCCCGGGTGGCCGGCGCCGCGCGCGTGCCAGGGGGAGGAACTGTGTGACCGGGGCATCCCGCAGCGTGGCCTCCTCGCCAAGCCGTTCCAGGCCCAACTCCCGCAACCGCGCTTCACCGAGCTCCGGGAAGACATCCATCTCATCGAGATTGAGCACCGGCTGTTGCAGATCGTACGGGTCGAACCCGGTGCCACCCAGCAACTTCTGGGCATTGGACTCGCTCAGGGCCACCAGCTTCGGTGGCTTACCAGGTTCGGTCAGGGACTCGAGCGGGATCGGTTGGCCGGTGGCCTGTGCGGTGATGTACCGCTCTGCCCACCACACCTCCTTCTTCCCGGTGTCGGTGTTCCTGCCCACAACGACGTGACGCGACTTCACGTACTGGTACATCGCGGGGAAGTCGTCGAGGAAGAACACCGACATCGGGTACTTGCGGGTGAGCAGATGCCACGCTTTCCGCTTCATGATGTCGGCTACATCGCCGGTCTCCATGTTGAGAACGACTTGCAGATCCGCATTCTTGAACGCCGGGGGAACCGCACCTCCGCTTGCCAGCATGTCCAGCGGTCCCTGCTGCAACAGCTTGGACTCCGCATTCGGGCCGAAGATCATGGCAGCGATCTGGCTGATCTCCGACCGGGCAGCAGGGTTGCGCCCGCGTCCGTCGAAGAACCTGTTGTTGGCCCAGTCCCGCGAGTACGGCTTCTTGTCCACATCGACGTATTCGATGTGAATGGTGTAGCCCTGCTTTAGTAGATCTTTGATCTTCGTCAATCGGTCGGCGTGCTTGAACAGCAACGCCGTGTCGAACACACGCAGGCCGGAGTTCTGTGTCTCGACGTTTGTCATGTCCACATCGGAAACCCCTGTGGTGATGTCAATCGGCTGTGCCGGGTCAGCCGTGGGGATCAACTGCACAGTGGACACGAAGTGGTGATGCAGTCGGGCGTAGGCGAACTGGTCGAACACGAGCTGTGCTGATTGACCCGGGTTCACCACCAGGTCGGCGGTGCTGTGGTGCTCAGCAGGATCCGGCAGACGGAAGCTCGGACGGAACGCCCCGACCCACGGCCCGAAGATCTTCGGGTAGTTCCCGGCCTTCGGAACCTCCGTGCCAACCCTGGTCTGGCGCATCGCCAGTTCCATCTTCAGGATGTTCACCGGTACCCGGCTGTTCCACTCACCCAGCAGTTTCTCGTTCAGGATCGTGCCGGTGATCTGCCGAGCGATGTCCTCGGTGTTCGTCTTACGCTTCTGCGGATCGATGAAGCCCTGGTTCCTGCCCAGGTCGACCATCATCTTGACCGCGGTGTGCACCTGTGGGGTGAACAATCCGTCAACCAGGAAACTCCATGTGTCGTCGTGGAGTCGAGCGAACTCGTGAACGTTCCCAGCGATGGCAGGTGCGGCCTTCACGTCGTTCGCGGAACGTGTGGTGCGCTCCTCGAAGTACACCAGGGTGGCCCAGATCGCCAGTTGATCCCACTCTTCGGCCACCAGGGGATCCCAGGTCTCGATGTCGTCGAGACTTCCCTGCGGTTTGAACGCCACATCCCGGAACTTGTCGAGTAGAGCGGAGAACGCTTCCTCCCGTTCCCCGTCGTTGATGGAGATCTTGGCCTTGACACCCTGGAACTTGATGACCCTGCCGCCCTCGGACAGGAAGCGGACCAGTGCCGCCTTCTTCATGGTGTCCTCGGTACGCTGCCCTGGATCGTGTGACAGCGAGAAGGACTGACGGATCGATTCGAAGTCACGGGCGAGGATCGAGCCGGCGAACCGGAGGTCGTGACCGGACTGTTCGAATGCCGACGCCCTGTCCAGGTGCTCCTGGTACTCACGCTCCGCTTCCGCGATCAGTCCCGCATTGCCCGTGGCCCGGGCATCTGCCAGTCGGGCACCAGCGGCCAGTGTCTCCACCTTGTTCCGCTGGATGACCGCTGTCACCAGCATGTCGCGGGTGGCCTCCCGCTCACCCTCCTCCACGTTGGAGAGGAAGAGCTCTTCCAATGCGGACGTGTCGCCCCACATCTTCTCCTGCATGATGGCGGCAACTTCCGCCTTCAACCTGTCAAGCAGTTTCGGATCCTGCAACGTACCGATCGACTTCAGTGCATTCGCCACATGAACGACCAGGGTGTTGCGCAGTTGCTCCGCAGCACGTTCGCCACGGCCTGTGCCGGCTGTGGTCTGGTACGCCTCGAGAATCGTATTCAACATCCGTTGGATCGGGTAGAACCCGTCAACGTCCGAACCCTCCTCGATGGCCTGCCGGCGGATGAACGACTCCACGTACGTGATCAGCTGCCAGGACTTGTCCAGTTCATTGCCGGAGCTGGTCTGGAAGACGTGCGCGAACGACGCCTCCTTCATCATCTGACCCAAGTCGGACGGCTTCCCCGGCTTCGAGGAGGCGTGCTCGGAGTCCTGGTACAACTGGACCACGTTCAACGAGTTGATGTCCCGGGTCACCGGGAAAAGTACGGCACGGGCGAACGCCTGTGTCGCCGGATCCTTCAACGCTTCCAGTGCACCGCGCAACGTGGACAAGTCGATGGTCAATTCGGAGCCGTCCTTGAGCTGCACCCTGACCGGGCCATTGGCGAGCATCGTCGGGCTGGACGCCACCGCCTTCCAGTCATAGGAGTGAACCGCGTTCATCTCCAACGTCAGAGCAGTACCGAACCCGATCGTGTCGATCGAGGCCAGGGCGTCCCCGAGACCGGACAACTGCGGGTCGGACTTACCCTTGTCATGCAGACGGATCAGCATCTCGTGGAACGCGCGCATCGCCTGTTCCCGCGCGTTCGGGCCCACCGCATCCCCGAACAGCCGTGCATTGTCGATCGACTGCTCCAAGTACATGAGCAGGTTGTTGTACGTGGTGTCCGTCTCCTGGCTGCGCACCTGACGCCACGCATCCTCGGGGTGGATCCCCTGGGATACCAACGACCGGACCTTCTGCTCCTGGTCTGCCAGCAGATCCACCATGTGCTGCAAGGTCACCTTGTTGCCGGTGATGATGTTCCTGCTCTCATCGAGCGCGTTCGCCCGGCGGTGCATGATCGACTGGAAGTCGGCCAGTGTCTCGCGCAACTCCATGTCGGTCGATCCGGCCTGGTACACGTCACTGGGGGTGAGTTCGAACTCCTCCACGGAATCCACGAACGGGGACAGTTCCGCCCGCCCGAACAGCCACACCGGCTCGTTATTGATCGCCTCGTACAACTCGTCCAGCGATTCCGACTGGAACATGGTGTTCAGGAATCGTCGCAGTTCGTGACCACCATCCGGCAAGGTGTTCAGGAAGTACATCGTTTCCAAGAACCGCGACTTGATCATCTTGGGATTGACTCTGCCGACCCGCGCCTCATCCGCGACCTGCTCGACCTTCGGCACCACCCACTGCTGGTTGTCGGCATCCCAGTGCGCCAGCGCGTCCAGACTGACCGGGGTACCCAGCAACTGGTTCCACTCGGCCAGCTTCGTGAATACGAAATACTTCTCAGCGGCGTCCTCAAGGTTCTCGTTCGTCATCACGTCTTCGATGAACTGCGCCTCGACCAGTTGCCCGTCCACCCGGTCGAACACCGCACGACGGGACGCGGCGGGGATCAGCTCCGCGATCAGCTTGGCGACACTCGGATCCCGTTGCAGCATGTGACGGTACACCGCGACCCGGGACACCGCCCCATCCACCGGCTTGATCTCTCCGGCGAACATCTCGCGCCAGGTATCCAACTGATGCTGGAAATCCCGCAGCCCGTCGATGAAGTCGTCCTTGGCCTTCTTCCCCTGCTTCTGCCGGCGCGCGCGTTCCGCGGCCACCGCTGACTGCAACGAGTCGATCAACATGGTGTACCCATTGACCACCGGCACACCGGATACGTTCTCGCCATCCTGGTACTCGGCCAGGGTGGACAGTGCGGTGATGTCCCACGGCGGATCCGGCATCCCCCGGTGGGAGAAGTACCCCGGCACCCGCTTCAACCCGGAGAACTCGTGACGCGCAGCCGACACGCTCTTCGTCAGCATCATGTCGTGGAACTGTCGCAGCGTCATCTGCGGGCCGATGTAGAACGCATCACTGCCGACCAGCTCGGCCAACTGCAGATCGCCGAAGACCTCGACCACGGCCAGTGCCGCAGTGTTCGAGTGCGCGGCCTTCGGGTAGCACAGCTCGGTCAAGCGCTGGATCTTCTTCTTCTTCGCCGAGTCATCGGCCAGTCCACGGTTCTTCTCGAGCTCGATCTGCAACGACCGGCGCAGTAGCAACTGCAGCAACGTGATGTCGTTGCCGTCAACGCTGTACTCCCCGGATTCGACATCCATCTCGAAGTTCCCGACCCGGATGTTCGAGATCAGCAGGAACAACTGTCGGATGTCGAGGTGGGTGTTGTTCTCGTTCTTCGTGGACTGTGCGATCTCGGAGATCCAGTTCAGGACACGGCGCTCGATCGAGTTGTGGTTCTGGATCGTCTGAAGATCCGTCTCCGTCTTGTCCGCACCCAGGTTCGCGTACATCTGAGCGAGCACGAACTCGGGCGAGGTCTCCGTCCGATCCATCGTTTCCGGTCGCCGGTTGAACGTCAGATCGATCGCGGACTGGATCAGCGCGTGGTAGTGCAAGAACTGTGACGGTCGTGGCTCCTCGAAACCGCCGAGCTGCGCCATGCTCAACCCGTACGTGGCCGCCTGCAACTGCGCACGGGTGTCGAGCCTGGCGATGTCCGCGGGCCGTGTCCCCGGATCGTCCTTGTCAATCGCGGGATCCTGGGCGAACGCGATCATCCCCAGATGTTCCTGGATCGACTCCCAGTTCGCAGAGATCAGCGACCACAGATGCGTGACCTCGGGAACACCCGTGGCATCCGACATGGAGAACAAGGCTTCGGCCTCGAGCTCCCACATCTCCTGTGCCAACTTCACACGGGCCTTCGGGTTTTGTCCTCGTACCCGGTTGAAGAACGCATCCAGCACTGTGCGCATGTCCCTGGGGTTGATCGGCCCGGACGGTTGCGCGTACCGATCCATCAGCTTCTGGCGCAACCTGTCGAACCCGAGTTCCACCTGTGTCTTGCGCTCAACATCCAGGTTCTGGTTACCGAACAGATCCACGTACGCGGCCTCAGAGTCCGGTACGTCCATCGTCAACGTCCACGACTTCTCCACCGGGCCCTCGGCTTCAGCCACCGGCCCGGCCTGCTGCTCGAAATACTGCAGGCCACGGCGGAAGTTCTCGAGTTCCTCCCTCGGGACGTACAGGTCGAACTGCTGCACGAACGCATCCCCGTCGTGGTCGGCACCCAGCGCCTTCAACACCGACTGGTGCACGTACACCGTGCGGTGCGCGTTGCGCTTGGTCAGCAGTTTCGACACCTGCGGCAGGAACACCGCGAACGATCCCTGATCGATCAGCGGGTGTCTCGGCAGCATGAACTCGACGACCCGCTTCACCGCTTCGGCATCGATCAGGTTGCCATCAGCGTCAACCAGTTGCGCCTGCTTCTGGTACAGCTCGGTCAGACGGGCGTTCATCTCGTCGACTATCAACTCGCCACGGCCCGTATCGGTCTCAGCGGTGAAGTCCGCGTACCGCTGGATCAGCTCGCCGGTCGTCGAGTCGTCCCCGATCAGGGCACGCACCGCCTCGTTGATGCCGGTCAGATCCTCCAAGTACGATTCGACCCGGGCCAGATCCTGCATCGCCCGGTCCCTGCCGGATTGAGCAGCGTCCTTCTCCTCCTGCGTGGCACCAGGATCACTGAGCACCGCATCCAGTTCTGACACCTGTGCGCGGTACGCCGCCGCCTGATCGGTGTATCGGGAGACCTTTGTGCCCAGTGCTTCGGCGTTCTTCACCATCGTGGTGATCATCTGATCGAACGACATCACAGCGGTGTTCGCGTCGAACAGCATCTCGTCGATCTCGTTGCCGAGCCGCAGGAACTCCGAGGTGGCCGCGTGTACCGTCACCGCATCCCCACCCAGCTTGTTCGCGTTCTTCTGCGCCTCCTCCCAACTGGTCTGCTGGATCAGGGGGAAACCCTCCTGTGCCACCGGGGACTCCGCAGCCGCACGGAACTTCATTCCTTCCTGGGCAGTCTCCCGAACAACCTCGGCTGCCTGATCCTCCTCCGGGGTGGGGATGGACAGCATGTCGAGCGCGCGCTGGCTCATCCCCTTCTTGACCTCGCCCCACTCCTGCGCTGACACCGACTCCCCGGTACGGATGTTGTAGGTGCGGCGCTGCACCTCGCTCAACTTCTGTTCCACGCTCGGGCCTTGGTTCAGCGCGCCCCAACCCATACCCATACCGGCCGCGCCACCGTACGCCGCAGCCTTCGCAACCTCGGTCGGGACCGGCGTCTCACCAACACTGAGCGGATCCAGGATCGCCTGCACACCTTCTTCCAGTGCTTCGCCGTATCCGGTGATCAGCCCGGTGCGCCAGGCGCTGCCCTGCGTCAACTCCACTGCCGCGTTGTACATGTCGTCCGGTGTCACCAGATCACCACGGCGCCTTGCTGCGGCCCGGGCACGGAACTGCACCGTCAACGCCTTGGTCGCCTCACTCGGGGCGAACGCCTCCGGCACCAACCGGGTGGTCATGGTGCCGTCCGCGGCCCTGGTGTATCGCGTTCCCGCGATCACCTCTCCCTCGTCCCACTTCGCCAGCCGGCGGTTCACCGAACCGGGCAGCCACCGAGAACCTGCCGTCTCCGACGCCTCCCGGCCCGCGACAAACGCTCTGTCGTGACGGGCGATCCGGCCCAGCAACCCGCCGGTCGCCATCTGCACCGCGTCGATCCCGACACTGCCGATCGCCGAACCCCACTCAAGCGGGTTCTCGTACGGGTCGAACTGGCCCTGGGACTCGTTGAACCCCTTGCCGGTCCCCAGTGCCGTCGTCTTCCCCGCGACCACGGTGCCCATCTGGCCCATGTACAGCGCACGGCCCGGAGCACTCGAGAACTGCAGCACCGCATCCGCGCCGGTCGCCGCCAGGTCCACACCCTGCTTCCATCCCGGAACGAGTTGGTTCCCCTCGTCATCAACCTTGTACCAGTCCACCAATTGGTCGTCGCGCCCACCCATCTGAACCTCGTTCAGACCGCGCCACAGATTGGAGACCGGGGAGATCATCTTCGACCCGACGTTGCCCCACTCCTCCACCGCGAAACCCCACGCCGGCAACTCCCCGGCTCCGGCGAACTCCTCCTTGATCTGGTCCTGCCGGGTCGCAGCCCGTGCCGTCAGATCCGTCAGCTCATCCTTGTTCAGCCATGACCCGATACCACCGACAACACTTCCGACAACACCACCGATGATCGCACCGGGCAATGCACCTACACCTGCGAACGGCGCACCGATGGCAGCACCGACTCCGGCGAACAGCGTGGCACCACCCGTGGCACCACCGGCAACCAGCAGATCGTCACCACGGCCCTTGACGATCGACTCCTCGTGCCGCTGCAGATCCGCCTGGTACTGCTCGGCGGACTTCGCGTACGCCGCCTGTTCGCTGTAATGCTTGCGCAGACCCTGGATCTCCTCGGAGTACCCCTTCGGGTTCTCCTTCTGGAACTGCCGGCGGTTCTGGTAGTCGTCGAACAGGAACTGCCCCACCATGTTGTCCGCGGTGCGCTCGTCGAACACCTCGTACAGGTTCTGCCCCTGCTGCAGCTTCCCGTTCAGGAACACATCACCGAACCGGAACTGCCCGTTCGGGTCGTCCCACAACGCAACCCCGGTGGCCGACGGATTCTTCTCCGGGTTGAACTGCTCGTAGAACACCGACGACTTCTTCTCCTCCATCGCCTTGTTCATCCAGGTCGACTGCTGGTTCCAGAAGTCCCGGTAGAACTGGGTGTCCCACCCATTCTCCACACCTTCGGCGTTCTGCCCCGCGTACCACTGCGTCGCCGTCGACATCATCGACTGCGGCAGCCACGGCTGCAGTTGCGAATCCCCTGCCAGGTAATCCTGCTGCGCACGCCCGAACCGCTGCGCGGACTGCTTCAAACCAGCAGGAGCAGCCGGGTTGGCAGCCATACGGTCAAACGCCGACGTACCCGGCTTGTCATAGTTCGCCATCGACCAGTGGCCTCTCATCGGACAACGCGACACCGCCAGTCTAGGGGCATCCCCGCCGCTTTGACAGCCACCCGGGGAACTCGTGTTCGCGGCGAAACCCTGCGACACCTGTGCGGCTCGCAGACTTTCCGAGCGGTGTCACTGCGATACGGCAGTAAATCCAGCACAGAACTCTGCGAGCCGCAACCTTCCGCAGGAATTACCACGCTGTCAGCATCCTCAGCATTCCCCACAGGGCGCTATCCGCCCATTTCCCTCATGTTTCCAGGTCATCCGGTGTTTTAATGGAAACTTTTGTGTGAGGTTCCAAAAGATAAAATAGATACAAATAACACAGACTATACCCCCCCTACATATATATGTATATATGTAGTTATAGATAAACCTGAATCTCTTTAGTCTGGTGTTTCCATTTTAGCAATTCTCATTTCCATTTTAGCAAGTTAGTCAACCGATAAGGAGGACATCATGTCCAAGAAGCCACGGACGAAGAACCCCGTAACTCAGGCCATCCAGGCCAACATGCTCCACATGCTCAACCCGCCGAGCGAACAAGACCGTGCCAAGGCAAAGGTCAAGGCAGCGCAGAAGCTCGCTGAGGTAGAGCAACTGCAACAGCTGTCAGCAACGATGGTCCTTGAGGCCATCCAGAACTCCCAGTTCAACATTCTGCGTCAAGCAGAGGAACTGGGGTTCACCGAGCAGCACCCGGTGTATCAGCGTGCAGTGCATGCTTACGCTGTTGGTACTGAGTCCGCAGCTCAGAACATGAAGCGCAAGCTCACGTGAGGAACAGCCCTAGGGTCTTCGGACCTTAGGGCCTTTCCTTTTTACTCCAAGTAGCTACTGCTTTTTTAAGTGTGTCTGTGTGTATGGGACGTATCGAATCTCACTGCACTACGTTTTTCTAGTCGTGTGACGCTTGCGCTCAGGCTACTGAGCGACCAAGCCATTTTCACACGAGGCATACGCACAGACGTATCTATTTTAAGCAGTGCTACTACTCACACACACGTCTCATTCATCGCTTGATGACCTCATCACCTGATGCAGATGATGAACATCTAGTGCATCTCATGATGTGGTCATCAATTGCATCCAGTAATGATGTCCTCACTACGGTTACTCTGTGTAGTCGCGGGATGTCAGCAGGAGTCAGCGGTACGCTGGGCGATCTGAGTCTCAACCGACACCCTGGGTGGTCGGTGATCCCACCTTCCAATACCTGAAGCAGATTGCCGTAGTCAGTGTAGTCACCTAAAGTCGTGAAACTTCTTTTCTCTTATAACTAGAAGTTTAAGAGTTAAGGTGACTACATGACTACACGGCCTGTTGATCATGCAAAACCCCTGGTCAGAGCCATGATCATTTGTAGTCACCTGAAATCCTTTTCAGGTGACTACACCCTGACTACATGACTACACTTTTTACACTCCGTTCACCTACTACTCACGACACGCCGTGTCATGTAGTTGCGTAATCCTCACATCCATATCTTGATCTTGAAATCAGGGCAAATGTAGTCAGGATGTAGTCACCTGAAATCTTTTTCTGGTGACTACACCTGAGCACCTGTTCAAGTCCTCGGTCACATCACCATCGACAACGACTGCAACAGCGGTTGCCATGTCCCAGGCGTGGTCCCCTTCCAGGCGTGGAAGGAGTCAAGGCGTTGACTCTTAGTAACAAAACTGTTTTTGGAAGAAGGAGTAAGAGAGAGTAGGGAAAGAGTTTCCCTAGTTAGGAGTAATAGCTATGACTCTTCTATCCGTTCTCATCATCTTCACTGCGGGTGTCATCGCCCAGCCACTGACACAGTGGCTCTTCGATGTCGCACGCTCAGAATGGCGAGACCATCAGCTCCGCCGCAAGACCTTCAAGATCCAGTCCTCGATCACCGTGCTCGAGTCCAACGGCTGGCGCCTCATCCCACCGGACGAGGTCGACACCCTGATCCTTCAGCACCACATCGAGACGAATGTCCGGGGGGTGCCGGAGTCATGGGCGACCTGATTCAGATGAAACTGCCAGAACACCAGGCAGTGGACGAACGCCGCAAGAACCACGCGGATCCGCACTTCTCACTGGAGATCTTCACACCTGAAGAACTGCAGCACACACGACTGATCATCACCGGCAGGGCACACGACATTACTGATGCCAAAGACCTGTTACAGATGCTCGGCCTGATCAACCCTTGAACCTCTGTCTGGTGGTGACGTCCAACCTGTCAGGCGGAGCCCCGGGTAGCACGGTCTCACTCGATACCGTGCTACCCGGGATTCAATCCAACCCACCATCAAGGAGGTGGACATCATGACGAAGGACATGTACATCGAGCTCTGCTACGACGGTGTCAATCGCCCACTGTTCAACCCGAATACATCACTGACTCCGAAGGAGAACAGTGATGCACCGATGCAGCGGAACTGCCCGTGATCAGAGCAACACCATCAAGGAACAGTTCCGCGGCATCACAGAAACACCGCAACACCAACCACAACCATCCGATCAAGGAGAAGTCATGCACGCACCACGTATCACCAAGGCAACACTCATCGCACTCGTCCCAGTCATGGCATTCTCACTGGGCGCGTGCTCGGTCGACGTGTCCACACCGGGCACGGCGACACAGCCACCGACCAACCTGCACACGCTCAGTCTCGAGGACCAGATCCTCGATGACACCTGGTTCAACCAGCCCGCGGACAACCGCGAAGCGATGTGCGACATGTACGCCGTGGACCCTCAGTCCATGTGGCGAGCCTTCAACGAGGGCGCACACGACGCATTCACCAAAGAGCAGTTCGATGCCATGATGCAGCGGAACTGCCCATAACCCGCGCAACAATGGCACAAGGAGGAAGCCATGTGCATGACCGACGACGGTGGCTGGGTAATCCCGGTCGCCGGCGAGTACCCGCTACCGACAGATGGCAAGACACTGCAGATCATCCACGACACGATGTTCCACATCGACGAGGTGATGCTCATCGAGCTGATCGCTGCTGCACACAGCGATCTGCACAACTGCTGGCTGCGTTTCCGTCTGGGGATGTACGCCGTGCACAGCGAGGAGATCTTCAACGAGACACAGTACAAGGATGCAATGAACTACATCCTCGCTGCCTGTGTCCACGCTGGTCAGCTCGACGAGATGCTAGACCTGGCAACCAGGATGCGGGAGATGGGATGATCAATCATGGAGTTCCCATCTCAAGGCGACATGACGCTGTTCGTGATCGCCATGTTCACCATCACGAGACTCATCAACTTTGTCGAGTCTCGCAGGCAACATTCATCGGGACGGGACCAGCCCGTCACTTACCGAGAGGAGTCATCATGACTTCAACTCGCTGTGCTTGCTGCTCACAAGAACACTTGTGGCAACCAAGCCAGGTGTGCTCCACCTGTGTCGATCATCTCCATGACAAGGGGATGAAGACATGGGGATGGTGCCACGTGTAACACCTGGTAGTTGTCCTGGGCATGACATAAAACTGCCCTCGCATCGCCCCCATCCATTGATGCAGTAGATATCTATCGACTGTCTCAATGAAGGAATGCTCAGACGTCTATCCATGTGCGCGTAGGTCTGAGAGAAGCGGAAGTCCCGATCAGATACTCGTGGACGCACGGTACGGCGGTCTTCGCGGCTTCACCCATCACAGATGTCCCCATCACCTGGCTCATGGTGGTGGGGGTGACATGTCAATCCAACTAAAGGAGGAACCATGAGTCGTAGTACACCAATGGAACGCATCGAGAAGTTGCGTCTCCAACTGGAAGAGGCAGAGAAGAAGGCTGCTGAGCAAGAGGCGAAGAAGGCTGCTGCCCAGGCAGAGCGCGACAAGAAGAAGCGCTCGTCCTTGGAAGCCAAGCTGGACCGGCTCAACACGCAGGCTTCTGCGATTGCTCAGCTGATCCTCGAGACGCAGGCCAAGCTCGACGAGCTGGGTCAGCCCGCCGAAGAAGAGCAGACCCTTGACTTCGAGCCTGTCTCCGACTGAGGCACTGTCTCAGGTGGTAGGTCAGCTGCACGGGAGTCCGGCGTTCATCGCCGGCTCTTGTGCAGCTGCCGATGCACATGGACTCACCGAGTTCCATGACATCGACGTGTTCGTACCCAGCCAGCCTGTCCTGTTCACCACGATCCAGCGACTGCTCGACCAGGGTTACTACCTGGACGAGCGGTTCGACCGTGTCTGGTACAGGTGGCAGCGGTACGGACTGAAGGGCTGGCACACCAATTCCATGCGGTTGTACAGCCTGAGTGATGTGGAGACCAACATCGTCTACAAGTTGGTCGACCGTCAGCCAACGACATCACTCGCACAGGTGATCGAGTCTTTCGACTTCGGTCTGCTGGCGATGGGTGTCGAAACCGAAACGGGTATGTACCGGGACATGCGTAGCTATCTGTTCCCGGGTCACGACCCGAACGGTCCATTGCCGATGATGCCCAACAAGCGGGACAACTGGCGTCAGGGATTCATCAGTCGTTACAACGGTTTACGGGAAGGGGCACGGCTCGCCAAGTACCACAACTACGGGTACGACATGAGCCTGGTTGTTGACGACATGGTGCAGGGCTACAAGATGGCAGCCACGTACCACCTGGCGCAGTATGATGAGGACAAGCAGTTGCTCGGCCAGATCTACACAGCCCTTGCTGATCGCATCAGCACCGGAGACCTGGATGAACTGGGCACCGCATACAACACGTTGGACTTCAACGATCCACTCGACGAGATCATGGAGGCACTCGAATGACACCATCAGAATCCACTGATGACACACTCGATGCCCTGGTCGAGACCGATGCGAAGCACCAGCGTATGACCCTGGCTCAGCTGTACCGCAAGGCCAAGGACAAGCATCTGATCAAGCCGCAGGCCCAGTACACCTGAGCCTGTGGTTTTGTCATACCCCCCTGTCATCATGAGATGGCAGGGACAACAAGGGGGCACAGCCCCGGAAAGTAGGTAGCAATGTTCGAAGTCACCCCGCTGCTGGATGGCAGCACACTCGTCGAAGGCACCGACTCTCGTGGTAACACGGGCAGTGCGGTGCTGTACTCTCCCGCGTGGGAAGCAGTCGTGGAGGCACGCATCCAGGCTGCTGCGATAAAAGAGTTCGACGCCACGGTCGAGGCGTTCTTCGCCCCGATCGTCGAGGCAGCTGACAAGCTGACCAAGGTCGACGAGAATCCGTGGGCCTCAGTCACCATCGGCGAAGCCATCGAGGGCAAGACCCCTCAGGTGATCCACCTGGACAGCGAGGGCATCATCCTCCGTGTCCTGGAAGAAGGTGACAGCGACAACCTGCGCTGGGTTGCCGGTGGCACACAGCTGGTCGTGGTCAAGTAACCACGGCCTAGGTCGCCGTCCCTGTCCTCCCCTGTGCAGGGGCGGCGACCGACCACCGGAGGTAGCTGATGCTTGAACGACTGATGCGGTTGTACGTCATGTCGATGGCGTACGACGTCCGCTCTCCCATGCCACACCTGGTGGGTCCACCGGGATGTGGCAAGTCGACCAGTGTTGAACAACTAGCAGAACTGCTGGATGTTGAACTGCACATCATCAATGTCTCCCGGCTCAGTCCGTTGGAGATCGAAGGTGTGCAGATGCCACATGGTAGCGGTGCTGAGATGGCACTGCGCATGTTGCCGGCCACCTTCTGGACGAGCCTGAAAGAGGGCGACATCCTGTTGATGGATGAGTTCTTGCGTGGTTTCCCCGAGGTGTACAACGGGCTGCTCGACATCTTCACCAGCCGTAGGGTTGGTGCGTTCGTGCTGCCGAAGGTGTTCATCATCGGGGCCAGCAACAGCGTGGTCGCATACGACCAGGCGTTGGAGGACAGGCTATTGCACCTGCCTGTCACTGATCCTCGCAAGTCGAAGACGGAACTGAACAACCTGGCTGAGATCATGGTCAACGCATTGGGCTTACTGCCTGCGATGACCAAGGATCCCGACATGATCGAGCTTCTCGAACGTGTAGTGCTGCCGATGTACGACCTCCTCGATTCGTTCACGAAGAAAGGGGTCAAGGCTGCATCCAAGAACGACGGTCAGTCTCTGCGGAAACTGATCGGTCAGGTTCAGATGCGGATGGTGAAGACACCACTGCTGAAGGACATGATCACTCGCAACAATCAGTTGGCTATGGCATCAGGCAAGGCTCAGTACGTTGTGCTGCTCGACGGGAAGAACCCGCCGAACGGATACCACGCAGCGGCTGAGAACTTGCAGGGCAACCCCCGGCTGACTGATGTGCAGGCTCTCAACCTGCGTATGAATCTCGAGCTGATCGCTTTATCCGAGGCGATCACAGAAAGTGAGGAAGCATGAGCAACGAAGACCTGGTCATCGTGGACCTGAGGCAAGACCTCAAGTTCCAACTGACCATGCTGAAGTCGATGCTGCCTGACGTGGAGACTGCACTGTTCTTCGCTCAGGTGTACCGGCTCAGCGCAAACGAGCTGGGCACCCTGCTCAAGGCACTGTTCAACACACCCGTCATCACCGCTTTGACGGCTGAGGGTGGGATGCACAGTGACATGTTGCAGGACTACCTGGTGGATATCGGGTATCTGCCCAACATCCAACAAGGTGATCTCGTGTTCGGCGAGGTGCAGCCCGAAGGAGAGGTTCTGCCTCAACTCTGGGATGCAGCACGTATCGAGATCGCAACCTCGATCCAGCAGGTGGCCGACAAGTTGAAGGACGTTGTCGCCACGCTGCCGGGCAAGCACGGACAACTGGTGTTTCGATCGATGCAGATCATGAACGCCAAGCGCCCGATCATCGGAGACCACAAGGCTCATGTGCACCACGAGCCGGCACCTCCGAACTTGGTGATCCTGGATGTCTCAGGATCCATGAGCCAGCGCACGGTGGAACAGATCGTCGAGGATGTGGTCGCCCTCTCATGGGAGGCGGACGCTCACCTCGCCATCGTGTCCAACACCTGCACGCACTGGCTGCCTGGTGAGTTCAGTGTCGAAGCTGTGCTGCAGGCTGCCGAGTACGGCGGCACGCACTACGAAACACTGGCTCCATTGTTCGA